ACCCGGCCTCGGGCTTGCCCCGCGAGCTGCTGCTCAAGTACGAGAGCCTGCCGCAGGTGAGCGTGCCTCAGGCGGTGCAGCGCGTGGCTGACATCAATGCATGGCGTGCGGCGCAGAAGGCCGAGCTGAACGCCGCCAAGGCCAACAACGCCGCCACGGTGATGCACAAGGACTATCCGGACAAGGGCTTCAAGTGGGTGGAGTTGAAGCAACCGACCGCTAAGAGTGTTGAAGAGTTGAGTCCCGCGCAGAAAGACTGGTATACTGAGTATCTAGGTGGCGGGGTTTCACACGAGAAAGCCTTAGAAGCCGCGTCAAAGCGTGAATCCTCAACCCTTTCCGACGCCCTCAAGTACGAAGGCGACACCATGGGCCACTGCGTGGGGGGTTACTGCCCAGACGTCATGGAAGGTAAGAGCCGCATCTTCAGCCTGCGCTCCGGCAAGGGAGAGCCGCATGTGACGATTGAGGTGCAGCCGTCCAGCGCGTTCTCTAAGTTAAGAGATGACGGAACCCCGTTTGATCCCAACATCGTTCAGATAAAAGGCAAAGCCAACCGCGCCCCCAACCCGGAGTACCTGCCGTTCGTGCAGGACTTTGTGAAGAGTGGCAAGTGGGGTGACGTGGGTGACCTGCAGAACACGGGGTTGATCGGCGTGGACCCGGCAAGCGACCTCGCGGCTGCTTTCCAGAAAGCTGGAAAGACCGCCCCCGCTCACGTAACGCAAGATGAGCTGACGAATTTGCTGAAGTGGAACCGAGGTGAAGGCGACTTGCCCGAAGGCTTCGCCGCTGGCGGACTTGCCTCGGCCCCGGTTCAAGGCTATAATCCAGCACGCGTGCAAGAGATAGCCGATGCGCTGCGCGCCGAACTGTTCAACTGAGGACCCCCATGGCCACTAAGGTATTACCCCCTGAAGACGACGAAGTGCCCGAGAAGGACACAGAGGGTGAGAACCTGGAGCTGTCCGAGGACGACGAAACGGACATGGAAGAGACCGAGGACGGTGGTGCCATAATCCGCCTGAAGGACGAGCGCGACCTGAACGCCAACCTTGAGCACTTCGGCAACATCGTTGACGACATTGAACCCCTCAAGCTCACACAGGCCTGCACTGACCTGCTGGACCTGATTGAGCGGGACAAGGAAGCCCGCGAGAAGCGCGACAAGCTGTACGAGGAAGGCCTGCGCCGCACCGGCCTGGGTGATGACGCCCCGGGCGGCGCGCAGTTCAGCGGCGCAACGCGTGTGGTGCACCCGATGTTGGTGGAGGCCTGCGTGGACTTCTCCGCACGAGTGATGAAGGAGATTTTCCCCGCCAACGGCCCGGTCAAGAGCAAGGTCTTCGGCATGAAGGACCCCAAGAAGATTGAGAAGGCCGAGCGCAAAGCGGACTTCATGAACTGGCAGACCACTGAGCAGATGTCTGAGTTCAGGGGCGAGCTTGAGCAGCTCACAACGCAGGTGCCGCTGGGCGGGGTGCAGTTCCTGAAGATGATGTGGAACCCGCAGCATCGCCGCCCCAGCACTGAGTTCATCGCAGTAGACGACATCTACCTGCCCTTTGCGGCCACCAACTTCTACACCGCAGAGCGCAAGACCCACGTGCAGTACTTGACCAAGTTCGAGTACCAGCGCCGGGTGAAGGCCGGTATGTACCGCGACGCGGACCTGCCCAGCATCGCTGAGATGCCCGAGTTCAGCAAAGCCAGCCTCGCTAACGACAAGATTGAGGGCCGCAAGGAGACCTCCTACAACGAAGACGGCCTGCGTACCGTGTTCGAGGTCTACGTACACCTTGACCTTGAGGACGAAGACGACATCCGCCCGTACATCCTGTCCATTGACAAGACCTCGGGCAAGGCCCTGGGCCTGTACCGCAACTGGGAGAAGGACGATGACCAGTTCAAGGAGCTGGACTGGATAGTCGAGTTCCCGTTTGTGCCGTGGCGTGGCGCGTACCCTATTGGCCTAACCCACATGATTGGTGGGTTGTCCGGTTCGGCCACCGGCGCACTACGCGCCCTGCTGGATTCCGCCCACATTCAGAACGTGCCCACGCTGCTCAAGCTGAAGGGCGGGCCTGACGGCCAGACCCTGACGCTGCAGCCCACCGAGATTGCCGACGTTGACGGCGGCTCTATGGTGGATGACATCCGCAAGCTGGTCATGGCGGTACCGTTCAATCAGCCCTCGCCCACGCTGTTCCAGTTGCTGGGCTTCTTGGTGGACGCAGGCAAGGGTGTGGTGCAGACCTCGTTTGAGAAGCTGTCTGACCAGAACCCCAACCAGCCCGTTGGCACCACCATGGCGCTGATTGAGCAAGGTATGGTCGTGTTCAGCAGCATCCACTCACGCCTGCACGGCAGCATGAGCCGGGTGTTCAAGATTCTGCACCGCATCAACAGCGCCTACCTGACTGAGGCTGATATTGAGGCCCAGGCTGGTGAGTTTGACATCCGCCCGAGCGACTTTGACGGCCCCATGGACGTCATCCCGGTGTCGGACCCACAGATCTTCAGCGAAACGCAGCGCTTCGCGCAGACCCAGGCGGTGTTGCAGCGTTCAGCGGTCATGCCTCAGCTGTATGACCAGCGCAAGGTGGAGGAGATGTTCCTGCGGAGCATGAAGCTCCCTGACGACGTCCTACAGCCCAAGGCGGGCGAGGAGAACCACGACCCGGTGAGCGAGAACGTGGCCGCCACCATGGGCCGCCCCATCTACGTGCTGCCGAAGCAGGACCACATTAGCCACCTCAAGGGGCATATGGCGTTCCTGCAGTCGCCGTTGTTCGGGCGCAACCCGGTGATAGCGCAGACGTTCATGGTGCCGATGGTCAATCACCTGCGCGACCACCTGCTAAACTACTACATGACTGAGGCACACCGGGGTGTCGAGCTGGCTATCAAGAACGGTATGATCGAGGAAGACGCCGCCCAGGAGATGCAGGTCATTGCCCGGGTGCAGGCGCTCATCGAGCAGGAGCTGGCGAGCTTCGCGCAGATGCTGCCCGCGATTGCCGAGGAAGCCAAGAAGTACGCCCCTCCACCACCCCCGGCTGACCCGAGCATGGCTGTGGCGCAGCTCAACGCGCAGCTGCAGGAGAAGTTGGCGGGGCAGAAGGCTCAGATCGACCAGCAGAAGTTGCAGTTGGATCAGGCCAAGCTGCAGCAAGCCCCGCAGCTCGCCAGCGCCAAGATCACTTCTGACATGCAGCGCGAGCAGATGCGCCAGGAGGCTGAGAACCAGCGCACGCAGGCTGAGCTGCAAGCGCGCATCGCAATGAACACGGCTGACAATGATACGGCTAAAATGATTGTAGCCGCTGAGATTCAAACCGGCGAGCGCACCGCACTGAGCACGGGCACCGGTATTAACCCTTAAGGAGTTGTGATGGCTACCGAAGTTGAACTATTTGAGTATTTTGACATCCCTACGCGGGAGCGCATTCGCGGTATTATTGATACTAACGGCGCTGCTGGTATTACCCTGGGAGGCCGGGCGGTTACGTCCTACTCCACCGACTCCTCCGGCAACGTCACGGGGCTGGTGGGGCCGGGGGGTGGGGTGGCGCTTCACATGAACGTTGGGCAACGCACCCTGTTAGCAATTGGAGATTCACGCACTGGACAAGGAATTATTCAAGCAACTGCGGCTGACATAACCGGCACTCGACTGAATAATCACGGCTGGCAGAATTGGTATAGGTCGTTGAGTCAGCGCAGGCACCGGGTTATAAATGCTGGCAGAAGTGGCCGCACGGCACTGCAACTTGCAACAAGCGACACTTCTGTCTCGCCGCTGGATAGCCTGCAAGTTTCCGTGATAAACCCGGCGGCACAAGATGCCTTAATTTGGATTGGCACAAACGACATTGATGCGGGATACACCGGCGCGTCTGTTTGCACTTCAATCAGAACAATTGCGGCAGCAGCCCGGTCATCAGGCAAAAGTGTTGCGGTAATTGTCGAAACACCAAGAACAAACTTTTCATCAGCAAAACAGCGCGAACTGTTTGAATTGCAGCGTCTGCTATACAAATATTCTGCTTACGGAGAATTTGGACTTATTGATCCAAACCCCCGCCTAACAGATTGGTCAAACACAACAAACTACTACAGTTTGACGGGCTTGCTGTACGACAGTACACACCCGAATGCGGCTGGCGCAAAAATCATTGCAGAAGAAGTTAACGCCTACTACAGCGCACTTTACCCAAGCGCCCCAGCATTTTTCCAGCACCACTACACAGACGACTCATCGTCTTACTCCGCCGCATCAAACAGGATTGCCAATGGGATGTTTGCATCTTCGCTGACGGGGTGGACGGGGCCGTCAGTAACAGGTGCAGTGACTGCCTCTACGCCATCCCGCATTGCGGCTCCTGACGGATATGGCTTTGCATATGCGTGCGACATTACTGTAAATGCTCCAATATCGGTGAGCATTATGTCGCGCAACTACGATGCAGGCACGGGCTTTGTAGCTGGTGACACCCTCCAAGCCTCGGCACGGTACTGGATTCAGGGCAACGGCGGTACAGGTACGCATACCGGTGTGGTTGGCCCGTATCTGCGTTGCGACATAAACACAACCGGGGGCGCTGGTGCCGGGAGAGTTTCCGACCTTTGGTCAGAAAACTCAACAAATGAATTTTCCCAACCGACGAATTTTGAAGGGACACTAGAGACAGTGCCTTACTACTTCACGGGACTTGAGGGAAACCTTGGAACTACTTTTCAGGCGGGTATTCGTTTCAGCGGTGCGGGTTCGGCAAGAATAATTTTTGCCCGTCCCGTTGTGGCAAAAAACACAGCAACCTTTGAAGATGGCGGGTGGATAGTTTCCGCATGATTAGCAGAGATTTGACCAATTACAATTCTTAAACCATGAAAACAATCAAAGAAGTGCTGGCGTTCCTGATTGCCGAGGCGACTGCCTTGGAGCGGAACGGCTATCAAAAAGAAGCCGAGTATCTCCGTTCGGCTGTCATCCCCCGCATTGTGAATGGCTAACCCCATGACCCTCCTATCCATCTGGATCATCCTCGCCGCGTGGTGCTGGTGCTTGGTGGCGGGGTGAATTTGCAACTATAATTCTTTTTCATCAACCCCCTAGGAGAACTGAAATGGCTACTGAAGACGCAACCCGTATGCATTACAAACTGGCTACAGGCAAAAAGAACCCGCAACCCGCAGTGCCCGCCACGCCCAAGACCCCTGCGTGACCGAGGCACAACTGTTGGGCCGACTGAAGCAGGTCCAGGCGCACTACGCCCTGGAAGCGCTACAGAAGCCCAACGCGAAGGATGCATTTGAATATGGCCACAGGTCGGGCGTTGTTGCCGGGCTGGAGTTGGCCATGAGCACGCTGTTGAAGATGGTTGACGAGGAAAACTCCCGCGACCTCTGAGCGTGCTGATTGAGTTTGTGTAAGTACGCTGGGCGCAACGCCCGGCACCCAATGCTGAAGGAGCATGAATGTCTGATGTGAATCCGTTAGAAGTCGCCTTTCCCGCTGTGGACCCGGGCATCCGCCCGTTGGGCTCGCGCGTGCTGGTGCAGATCAAAACTGTGGCCGCAAAGAGCAAGGGCGGTATCATCCTGTCGGCTGATGACCGTTCCACGGAAAAGTGGAACACCGTCATTGGTAAGGTTGTGGCCCTGGGGCCTGTGGCATTTCACAACCGCAACACGCTTGAGCCGTGGCCTGAAGGTTCGTGGTGTCAGGTGGGTGACTTTGTGCGCGTCGCCAAGTACGGTGGTGACCGTTTTGAGGTTGGCGACGCATTGTTCTGCGTTTTTAATGACCTTGATCTTATTGCTCTGGTCACCGGCGACCCCCTCGCTATCAAAGCATTCTTCTAAAGGAGTAACATCACATGGCCAACAAAGACCTATTGACCGCTGAAGACGAAGACCAGAAGCCGGGCAGCGCTCCGCGCGAGGAACTCGTCATCACCGAACAGGACCCCAGCAAGAAGGTTGCTGAGGCTAAAGACGACGAACACGACGAAGACGAGCGTGACGTCAACCCTGAGAACCCGGATGAGACTGATGCCGAGCGGGAGGCCATTCGCGAGCGCCGCCGCCTTGAGAAGCTCGAGCGCAAAGAGCGCCGTGACAAGGCCATCAGCCGCGACAAGATCGAGATGGAGTTCCTGCGCAAGCGCAATGATGACCTGGAGCGCCGGTTCCAGACCCTTGAGCAGCGCCAAGCGCAGGCCGACGTTTCAACCGTTGAGCAGCGCCTACGCGAGGCGATGAACGAGGTTGACATGGCCGAGAAGGTCATCGCCAAGGCGGTGAGCGCCGGCAACGGTGATGACGTCACGCAGGCTATGCGCTACCGTGACCAGGCTATGCAGAAGGCCCAGCAGCTCCAGGCCGCCAAGCAGTCCGCCGGCAAGGTCAGCGCCCCTGCGCCTCAGCAGATGGACGACATGACGGCGCACTACGCTCAGGAGTTCGTCAAGCAGAACACCTGGTATGACCCCCAAGGCCGCAACGAAGAGTCCGCCATCGTGCTGGCCATTGACCAGGGCCTGATGCGTGACGGGTTTGACCCCAAGAGCGAAGAGTACTGGGACGAGCTGCGCGCACGTGCGGCCCGCCGGTTGCCCGAGAAGTTCAGCCGGGGCTCTCAGGCCCCCGCCGCTGACGAGGCCCCCCGCGCCGCGCGTGGCGGCCCGGCTATTGGCTCCGGGCGTGAGCATGCGCCTACGTCCACCCGCAAAGAGGTCTACATCAGCCCCGAGCGCAAGCAGGCGCTGGTTGAGGCCGGAGTGTGGGATGATAGCGTGCTCAGGGCTAAATATGTCAAACGCTATATGGAGTATGATAGGGCTAACAAATCATGAGCCCGTTTTATACTTATATACATAGTAGGCCTGATGGTAGGGTATTCTACGTCGGTAAGGGTAGTGGCGGGCGGATAAACCACTACGGTAGAAATGAGCATTGGGAGAGGGTTGTTAAGAAAGATGGCTCATATACCCCCATGCTGATTGAATACTTCGATGATGAAAACGATGCTCTTGCTATGGAAAGATATCTCATAGCTAGCTATCGGGCTCTCGGTTTTGAGTTGTGCAATTTTACAGACGGTGGAGAAGGTCGGTCAGGTTGGGTTCCAAGCGTGGAATTTAGAGCCATGGTTTCAGCGATCCACACTGGTAGGAAACGGTCTCAAGAAACTCGTGACAGGCTCAGCGCTTCAATAAAAATAGCAAACTCAAGGCCCGAAGTAAGAGAAAAGCACAAAGCTGCGTGGACTGATGACAGGAAGCTCGATGCCGTTTCTCGTGGCAGGGCACTTTCAAAAGAACAAGTGTCTTTAATGTTGAGCGGAAATCCGTCACGCATGAAGGGTAAAACCCATTCTCCTGAAGCCTTAGAAAAGCTGAGTCTTGCAAACGCTGGTGAAAACAACCCGATGTTTGGAAAAACCTTCTCCCACACCGATGAAGCTAAAGAATTGATTTCAATAGCCAGTCGAAATCGAGTTGTTACGCCTGAAGCTCGAGCAAGCGTCAGTCTTGCAGCTAAAGCCGCTTGGGCTCGCCGAAAAGCAGCTACACTGGCTAAATCCGGGGCATGATTTGCCCTTTCTCAAAATCCACCCTATAATTCAATTCACTTGCTGAAGGAGCAATTAAAATGTCCGACGAACGCTTAAAGAAATCTGCCGATAATCGTGAAAGCCGTGCAATGACTGATCGCCCAGTCGTTGAAGACCGTGCTTTGTCCGATGACGCGCGGGTTGAAATGTTTCGCCAACAGTTCTTCCAGTCCGCACTTCCGGATTTGCCCAAACTCCCCGGCTGGCACACGTGCTGGCTTACGACAAGTAATCCCCGAGATTCAATCCAGACGCGGTTGCGCCTTGGATACGAGCCCATTAAGCCGGAAGACGTTCCCGGCTGGGAGTACGCCACCATGAAAACTGGTGAGTACACAGGCTTTATCGGGGTCAACGAGATGCTCGCTTTCAAACTGCCTGAGAAGCTGTACCTTGCGTACATGCGGGAAGCCCACCACGACGCGCCCCTGCGTGAAGAGGAAAAGCTCACCGACACCGCTGACTTCATGCAGCAACAAGCTCGCGCATCTGGATCGAATCTGATGATTGGGGATGGCAACTCGGAAATGGGACAAAAACGGCAAGCTCAGTTTGAGCTTACGTAATCTCATCACCTGTTCATAAGGAGTACGACTAAATGTCTGCTGTTTCCGCACCATTCGGCTTCCGTGCGGCCTATAACCCCTCGGGAGTTATTCGCCCTCGCAAGTACACCATCGCTAGTGCCTACAATACTGCGATTTATTCCGGCAATCCGGTCATGCTTGAAGGTACCGGCGGTACCATCACTGTTGCCGGCACCACCGGCGACATCCTGGGCATCTTTGTTGGCTGCGAGTACAAAGACTCCACCGGCAAGCCCACCGTGTCCAATGTCTGGCCCGCCAGCACCACCGCGACTGAAATCGTGGCCTGGGTGATTGACGACTACACCACTGTGTTTGAAGTCCAGAACGTCGGTTCCGTGACCCAAGCCAACATCGGTGAAGAAGCCAACGTCAGCGCGCTGTCGGGTTCGGCCTTCACCGGCCTGGCTACTACGACCCTGGCGGCGCCTAACGGCACCACCCAGTCGCAGTTCCGCATCATCGGTTTCGGTCAGCAGATCGACAACGTGGCGGGCGACGCTTTCACTATCGTGCAAGTGACCATCGCTCAATCTCAAATCGCCTTTGGCAATAAGGTAGGTGTCTAATGGCAACTCCAATGCGTAGTACGGATTTTCGCGCCGTAGTTGAGCCAATCCTCAACGAAGTCTTTGATGGTGTGTACGACCAGCGTGCAGATGAGTGGAAACAGATCTTCACGGAACAGAAGGGTATCCCCCGCACGTACCACGAAGAGCCCGTCATGTACGGCTTCGGCGCTGCGCCCGAGCTGCCTGACGGCATGGCTGTTACGTACCAGTCGGGCGGCGTGCTGTTCCAACAGCGCTACCTGTACAAGGTGTACGGCCTGGCTTTCGCCCTGACCAAGGTCCTGGTGGAAGACGGCGACCACGTGCGCATCGGCCAGACCTATGCCAAGCACCTGGCCCAGTCGCTCGTTGAGACCAAGGAAACCTTGGCCGCCAACATCATCAACCGTTCGACCAATGGTTCGTACGTGGGTGGTGACGGCGTGAGCCTGCTGAACAGCTCGCATCCGATTGTGAACGGCACGTTCTCCAACGTCCTGTCCACCCCGGCTGCGCTGTCGCAGACTTCGCTCGAGCAGCTGCTCATCCAGATTCGCAACGCTGTTGACAACAACGGCAAGCGTATCCGCCTGACCCCCAAGAAGATCGTCACCGGCCCCTCCAACGTGTTCCAGGCCGAGGTCCTCCTCAAGTCTGTGCTGCGCGCTGGCAATGCCAACAACGACATCAACCCCGTCAAGTCCATGGGCTTGCTGGATGGTGGTCAAGCCAACCTGTCTCGTATCACCAGCACCACTCTGTGGGGCATTCAGACCGACGCTAGCGAAGGTCTGAAGTTGATGATGCGTCGTGGGCTGGAGAAGAGCATGGAAGGCGACTTCGAAACCGACAGCATGCGCTACAAGGCCACCGAGCGTTACAGCTTGGGCTGGACTGACCCGCGCGGCTTCTTCGGCACCGCTGGCGTCTAAACCATGAAGGGGGGCTCGCGCCCCTCTTCTCTTAAAAGGAGAAAACTTCATGGCTATTACCTACATCGGCTCTACGCTGAAGACCGGTTCGGGCTCGCTGACCGAGTCCGCTGACGGCGGATTTGTAGTGGTGAGCAAGACCGTTGCGGTCACTTCCACTGCGGACGGCCTGGCCGCCAGCGCTTCAATCACCCTGCCTGCCAGCTCACAGATTATCGACTTCTACGTCGACAAAGTTGTGGCTCAGGCGGTTGGTGGTGGTACCGCCACAACCCTGCCGGTGACGGTGGGTACGGCAGCCGCCGGAACTCAGTACATGACTGCGGTTGACATGTTCACCACCGTCCGCGCCGCTCAAGTGTTCACCACTGCGCAGCTGCTGGCTATGGCTGACATCGGCACCAATCAGTCGGTGTTCGTGACCGTTGACCCCAACGGTACCGTGTCCACTACCCAGGCGGTCATTCGCCTGACTGTGGTTTACGCTCAAAAGGTGTAAAAACTAACCCCCTTTCGCCACCGAGCGTTAGGGGGTTTCATTCAGGAGGGTGCTATGCGTCCTATTCGCGTTTCTGTTGGTTCGGCCACTACGTCAGCGGCTATCCCGCTCGACCAGTACATCTCCCCCTTCAACGTAGGTCTTGCTGTCACGCTGAGCGCAGGCGCAGGTCTGACCTACAAAGTGCAGTACACGTTTGATGATGTATTCGCGCCCACCTTCAGCCCGGCCACCGCTACGTGGTTTGACCACGCCACCATTACCGGCAAGACCGCCTCGTTTGACGGCAATTTTGCGTTCCCGGTGACCGCGTGTCGCCTGAACGTCACCCCCTATACCTCTGGCACGGCGACGCTCAACGTCATCCAGGCCGGTCTGACCTAAGCGAGGCTCACAATGGCGATTAACCCTAAAGAACTCCAGAAGTTTCATGACCTCTGGGCACCCATGATTGCCGCCCTGCCGGCAGTCATCAACGCCGCCGAGAGCGCCAACGAGCTGGTCAACCACACTGCAATACTGCGGGCTGAGTTGGACAAGGTCGTGGCCACCACGGTAACCACCCGCGCTGACGCCGACACCTACGTTTCGGCGGCCCAAGCGCGCGTTGCCGAGCTTGAGGCGACCCGCCTGAGCCTTGACGCCGAAGTCAAGGAACACGCTAAGGAAACGCGCAAGCTGATTGCCGAAGCCAAGGCCGCTGCCGATTTGAAAATCGAGGAGCACATGGCTCGCGCTGCCGAGGCCGCACAGGCTACTGCCCGCGCCGAGGAGTATCTGCGCAAGCAGCTGCAAGAGAACGACAAGTCGTTTTTGATCCAGAAGGGTGAGCACGAATCGATCATCGCCGACCTCGAGGCCAAGCGTGTCGCCGCCGAGAAGGCCCTTGACAAACTGCGCGAGAAGTTGGGCTAAATGTCAGCGCTCAGTGGCGTTAGCTACATCGCCTTTAACGGCTACGCGGTTAACAACATTGAGGACGCCGTGCCGATGTATATTGGTAAAGTGAAGCCCGACGGCACGTGGCTCCTACAGCGCTACAACTCAGGCACCGGGGTCATGGACTACGCCAACCTGAGCACCAATGCGGGAGTCACGGGCTATAATTCAGCCTGGACCACCCGCGCATCCCTCACCTATGGTGGGTTTGAAACACTCATCTGGGTGTAAACTGGAGTAGAGACTATGGACAGCAAAGAGCAATTTGGCCCCTACTTTACCTACCGCGTTGAGTGTGTGGGTGAAGACGGGCAGGTTAAGTGGGTCGAGGAATACAAGAACCTCGTGACCACTGTGGGTAAGACCGACATCATTGACAAGTACTTCAAGGGTTCGGCCTATACTGCCGCGTGGTATCTCGGCCTCAAGGGTACCGGCACCGCAGCCGTGGGTGACACGTTGGCCACGCACGCGGGCTGGACCGAAGTCACCCCGTACACGGGCAACCGCCTGGCAATCACATTCGGCACCACCTCCGCCGGTAGCAATACCGCTACAGCGGTGAGCTATGCAATCACGCTGGCGGGTCCCACGACCGTGGCCGGAGCCTTTGTGTGCAGCGTTGCTACGGGCACTTCCGGCACGTTGTACTCCGCCGGTGACTATACCGTGTCGCGCTCAGTGGTGTCGGGTGACACCCTGAACACAACCCTGACCGTCTCGGCCACCTAAGCCATGCCCTACATCGCGGACCGAGTTCAAGAGACCACGGCCACGACGGGCACGGGTGCGGTAACGCTGGCCGGAGCGGTGGCTGGCTACCGGACGTTCGCTGCCGGCTTCGGCTCTAGCGCTCTCACGGTTCAGTACCTGATCGTTAGCGGCTCAGCATGGGAAGTGGGCAAGGGTACGTTCAGCGGCACCACGGGTCTGACCCGCGACAACGTGCGCTCAAGCAGCAACAGCAACAACCTAATCACGCTCTCGGGCACCAGCAACGTTTTTTGCACGGCTGCGGCAGAGCTTTTAGACAACGCGAACGTGGGCATGCAAGTGGCCCAGTTCACCGGCATGGCAATGCCTTAAGGAGATACCGTGGCAGGAAATAACGATCCCATCTACTCGCGCCGTGGTGCAATCACCCGGTCTGCACTTGTCAAGACTGCCGCTGCTGACTACACCGGCATTAGCCCGTACAACAAAGAAGTCTTTGCGGCTGACGCTACCAATGGCGGCTTCATTCAGCGTTTGCGCTTCAAGGCTGTCGGCACCAATATTGCCACTGTGGCCCGCATCTACCTGAACGATGGTGACATTGCAGAAAACTTCGGAGCTTCTATCGGCGCTCCTACCGGCACTCCGTCCGGCTCGGGCGGCACGGTATGGGCTGGCACCTACTACGGCATGATCATTGCTGTGGACGCCGCAGGGCGCTTAACCCCTGTCGGCACAATCTCATCGGGCGTGGTTGTTACCGGTGTGACAGGATCAATCGCTTGGTCTTGGACTGCCCCCACCAATGTGAACGTGGTGTCGTACCGCATCTACGTTGGGGTGACCAACGCAGTTGAAGCGCTGACCCGTTACTTCTCGTCTGCGACTAACAGCTACTCGCAAACGACGATGTATACCAACGGGACATTTGATGATTCCGGCGTGGGCAACTCTAAGCTCTACGGAGAGCTTTCCTTGCCAGCGGTAACCGCCAGCGCAACCGCTGCAACGTCGGACATTGACTACCCCATGAACATTGCCCTTCCTCCGAATTGGGAGGTTTATGTGGGCCTCGGCACGACGGTTGCTTCCGGCTGGGTGGTAACGCCAATCGGCGGAGACTACTAAGTGCTTGACTTCGGCCACCTACCTTCGGCCACAGGTGCGAGTGATGTACAGCTATTCACGCTGCCATCCACCGTCAATCAGATTCAGTGGCACACATGGCTCAAGCCTCGCGGCAAGTCCATGATGCACATGATCCTCGCCTCGGGCGGGGGTGGTGGGGGTGGCGGCTTTACCCGCGCTGCGGCTGCGGCTGGTGGCGGTGGCGGCTCGGGTGGATCGTCTGGTCTTACCCGGCTCACCATTCCGCTGATCATGGTGCCTGACACCCTGTTTGTTCAAGTTGGTGCCGGTGGTACAGGTGTTGCCTCTGGAGGAGGTACTGCGGGGTCGGGGGTGTTGTCCTACGTCACCGCCAGGTACTCAGCCGCAACTCCTGGCACAGTTAGTGCAACCAACGTCTTCGCCGTGTCCGGCGCTGCGGCTCCTGCCGGTGGTGGTACGGGTACGGGTGCTGCGGTTGGTGCCTTGGGCGCGGCCGGAACCATTGCAACCATTGCCGCAATGCCTCTCGCCCACATGGGGCACTTTGATCTGATCGCAGGCACCGCTGGTGTTGCTGGCGGTGCGGTGGCTGGTGCCATCGGCACTGCTCAGACTATCCCAACGGCCACTCCGTTCTGGGGCGCTACGGGCGGCGCAGGCACTACGTCTGCTGACTTCGCGGGCGGTGCGTTCACTGCGGCGGCTGACTCGCTGATAAGTGAGATGCGCCCGGCCACTCCTGCTGCGGGTAGCTTTGGCGGCTCCAGTGGAATCACCATGTGGAAGCCTTTTTACTCCTTTGGTGGCGGCGGTGGATCATCCTCCAACGCCGGTGTAGGTGGCGCTGGTGGCAACGGTGGCCTTGCTTGTGGTGGCGGCGGTGGCGGCGCTGGTACTACTGGTGGCCGTGGTGGCGATGGTGGAAGTGGTTTCGTTCTGATTATTTGCTGGTAAACCATGCTCGGCTTTGGCGCAATTGCAGACGGTTCAATTGCCGACAGCCCCCCGGCGGGCGGGGGCGGGGGCACAACCTACAACGATACGCTCTCAGAGTCAATCCTCACCGGGTTCACACTGACCTCTGCGGCGACCTTTGTGAGCCCTCTCACAGAGAGCGTGGCCACCGCTGACGCCTACGCCTCGGCAGCCACGTTCTCCAATACACGAGCTGAGTCGATAGCGGTAGCTGACGCTTACGCCGCTGCGGCAGTGTTCCCCAACGCCCGGACTGAGTCGATAGCTGTGGCTGACGTTTACACCTCAGCGGTGACGTTCAGCAACGCGCTGGTTGAGTCAGTCACGGCGCTCGACGCCGACGCCTCAACGGTGCTGTTCGTGTCAACACTCAGCGAGTCTACGAGCCTGCTCGACGACTACAGCGCAACGGTAACGGGCGGGGGCACTACCTACAACGAGGTCCTGGCTGAAGCGCTGGCGCTGGCAGACCAGTACATTGCGGCAGCTACGTTCAGCAACCTGCTGAACGACCCCGTGGCGGTGGCGGATGCGCTGACTGCGGAGTTGGTGATACCGGCGGCGCTCAGCGAAGCCGTGGGTGTTGCTGATTCAGTTGCGGGCGCAGCCGTATTCAACAACGCGCTCAGCGAATCTGTGGCGCTCACGGCCAGCTTGCAGGTGTCGGTATTGATGGTCAACACCCTGGCCGAAGCCATCGCCCTGGCCGAAGCGCTCGGCGCGGGGCAGATAATGGTCACTGCGATAGGTGAACAGATAACGCTGTTGGCTACGCAGACGAGTACAATCTCAGGCTCAGCCGTGTGGCCCGACCCGTCCCAGGTACTGCTGGGTGTGACTTACGGCCCCACCGGCCTTGAGTATACCGGCACCTATGTTGACGCCATTCGCCTTGAGCTTGAGACGGGCCGGTTAGTCAAGCCTATCGGCACCAAGCTCGCCATTCTTTTATAGGAGAAAACCATGCCCCTCGTCAAATCCAAAAGCAAAGAAGCCTTCAACAAGAACGTCGCCGTAGAGGTGAAGGCCGGCAAGCCCGTCAAGCAGGCCGTCGCCATCGCCTACAGCACCAAGCGCGAAGCTGAGAAGAAACCCGCTAAGCGGCGCTGATTTGCCCGCCCCTGAAATTGGGGCTATAATTCACCGTATTGACGGGCTAGCTGCAACAGACTGGCCATTCTACACACTCACTTTGGGGTAAGAATGGCTGTTTCAGGCACAATTAGCACGACGACTTTCAATACCCTGAAGGTTATTGATACGGCGTTCCGTCGCTGCCGCCTCCCCGCGCAGAGCATCACCCCTGAGATGCAGGGCTACGCTCGGGATGCCCTCTACCTCGTCCTGTCTGAGATAGCCAGCGTCAAAGCGCCTTCATGGTGCGTTGAGCGCCAGGTGTACCCCCTGTACGAGGGGCAGGCCCAAGTCGCCCTGGATGCCGGTACGGTTGACGTAATGAACGCCAACCTCCGCACCCTACAGGAAGTCACCGGCGCCACCGTCAGCCTGAGCACCAGCTACACAGTTGACTGCGGCGCAGACGGCCAAGGCGCGGTGAGCACTGTGGGCGTCAAGTGGTCCGGCGCGGCGGTTGCGCTGACTTTTCAAGTCTCCGACGACAACGCCACCTGGGTAACTGTCGGCACGCAGACAACCAGCGCGAGCGCTGGGCAGTGGACTTGGACGGACATTTCGCCGGTAGTCGTGCATCGCTACTTCCGCTTTACCTCGGTTGATCCCCTGTTGATGTCACAAGTGTACCTGGGCACGCTGCCGCAGGAGATACCGATGGGGGTGCTGAACCGGGACACCTACGTTGCGCAGAGCAACAAAGTGTTCCCGGGTCGCCCGCTGACGTACTGGTTCCAGCGCGGGCAGATTATCCCCGTGATGAACCTGTGGCCCGCGCCCAATGCCGCTGCTGAATACCAGCAGCTCATCATCTGGCGCCAGCGGCACATCATGGACGTGGGTACGTTGGCGCAGAGCATTGAAGTACCCCAGCGTTGGCTCAACGCGGTCATAGACATGTTGGCCGTTAAGGTCGCCGCAGAGACGCCTTCGGTTGACGCAGCCCTGCTACCCCGGCTTGACGCCCTGGCCGCGCAGTCTTACCAGACCGCCCGCGACGGCGACAACTCGGGCTCACCGACCTTCCTGCAACCGGCAATCAGGGGCTACACACGATGAGCCGGTTTATCGACTCCACCGGCGAGAGCACCTACGGGCTGGCTCTGTGTGGCCGATGCTCGCGCAAATTCAAGCTCGCTGAGCTTCAGCCGGACCCCAATTATCCGAACCTCATGGTCTGCCGGGAGGACACCGACGAGTACGACCCATACCGGCTAGCCCCCCGCGCAGAGGACCAAGTGGTGTTGCCGTTCAACCGGCCTGACACTTCGGTGTCAACCAACCCTTCGGGGTTGATAACCGATGACGGCACGCGCTTCATCATCAGCGAAGATGGTCAGAGATTTCTTTACGTGTTCCCATAATGCAAGTTCCCAGCAACCTCATCCCTACGCGGATAACCGAGCTGCCCTCAGACCCGGCCCCTAGCAGTGCGGGCTTGATGATGTACGTGAACAACGGCGTCACGTACAAAGTGCCTGTGAGCGAGGTCGTGGCCCAGGTGAGCGGCCTGGGCACTATGTCTACGCAGAACGCCAACGCCGTGGCTATAACCGGCGGAACGCTCTCCGGGGTTACAGTTGACGGTGCCGCACCCTACCTGAACTTTACCCCTTCGGTGGCCCCCGCGTACCAGGAAGGTCGCGTGTTTTACGACTCGGCGGCGCACACGCTGTGTTACTTCAATGACAACACCCAGATGACCGTGAACATCGCCCAGGAGCAAATTGTGCGCGTGCGCAACCGTACCGGGGTGTCGATAGCGGATGGGCAGGTGGTTTACGTGAGCGGGGCCACAGGCAATACGCCGGACATAACGCTGGCGCTGGCCACCTCATTCACCACGGCAGACATAATCGGGGTGACCACCACAACGATCGCGCACAACGCCTTCGGCTACGTGACTATTAATGGGCTGGTGAACGGGCTAGACACCTCGGCGTATGCCGACGGCACCCCCGTTTTCCTGTCGCCCTCGGTGCCAGGCGGGGTTACCGCAACCGAGCCCGTCGCCCCCAATTATTCAATTCAGGTGGGTGTCATACTCCGGGCGAGCCCTAGCGTGGGCACCCTGCTGGTGTCGGTACAGATTGTGTCAACTGAGTCGCAACACATCGTGGGTGACCTACGTTTGAACAGCTACACCGTAGCCACGCTGCCTGCGGCGGGAACGGCGGGGCGCATTGCTTATGTTACAGACGGCACCGCGCCCACGTACTTGGGCACGCTGACGGGTGGGGGTGCTGTGAAGGTGCCGGTGTTTGACAACGGAACTGCGTGGGTCGCAATATGATTGAAAAACTCATTACCCGAGTGTTTGAGGCCCGCAACGCGGCGCACCTACAACACTGGGCCACTAAGAACGGCGAAGAGCATCGGGCGTTGGGCGAGTTCTATGACGACGCTATAACCGCGCTTGACAAGCTCGTTGAGGCCCGACAGGGTATGTTCGGCCTAGTGAAGGCGGGGGCAAAAGACCCCGTTGATTCGCTCGAGGCTGACGTGTTGTGGCTGGGTGAGAATCGCTCCAAGATTGCGGGCAACATTCCCGCCATTGAGAACATCGTAGACGAGCTGACCGGGGTTTACCTGTCGGCGCTCTACAAGCTAAAGAACCTGAGGTAACACACCATGGCGCAAACTGGCTACACGGCCCTACAGCTCTACCATTCCAGCACCCATGCGGCGGAGCCTATGGCTACCAACCTGCTGGAAGGCGAACTGGCTGTCAACACTACTGACCGCAAGGTGTTCACCAAGAACGCTACCGGCGTGGTGGTTTCGGTGGGTGGGGGTGCCTCGGGCGGCGGGCCTGATCAAGTCTTCTACGAGAACGACATCACCGTGAACAATGACTATACGATTACCACCGGGCGTAACGCTATGACCGGCGGGCCTATCACCATCGCCAGTGGCGTCACCGTAACCATTCCTAGCGGCAGCACTTGGAGCATCGTATGAGTACAACAATTAACGGCAATGGCGATATTGCCACCCTGAGCGCAGCTAGTATGGCTGCTGCGGTGTATCAACCTGCTGGTACAGGCGCTGCTGCCTCTACCGTGCAAGCAAAGCTGCGGCAAGTATCAGTAAGCATCACTGACTACACCGGAGCAGACGCATCGGGCGCAACAAGTAGTTCTGCCGCTTTACAGTCTGCTAACGACTATTTGGCTGGTGTTGGTGGTGGACAGATTGAAATCCCGAGCGGCACGTTTCTGCTCTCATCTTCCGTCGCACTAGACAGCAACGTGTCAATTGTTGGCAAGGGGCCAACCAGCATCCTCAAGGGTGGTGTTTCAGGATTCATCACAGCCGTCAGCAAATCGAACATTGAATTCCGCAACGTCAAGTTCTTGAACGATAACTACCGTGCGTTCTTCGATCTTTGCACAAACGTCCGTTTGATCGACTGCTATGGCGATGGCACGCGGGCCAGCACCAACGTCACAAACCAAGGCTTCTGGTTCAGCGGTTGTGATGATGTTCTCGTCAATAATCCGTACTTTGTCGATTACCGCGATGCGGTTTACTGCGACAAGAGCAGTGCAACACCATGCGGGACTGTGACTGTATCCGGTGGTCAAATCTGGCAGTCAAAGCATGGCTCGCTCATCAACTACCCCACTGGTGTTTACGGGGTGGATGTAAAGAAGCTGTATGTGGATGGAACCATCTTCAAGAACATCAAGGCTTCGTCTGACTCTGTTGCTGGCGGCACGGGTTACGGTGTTTACGAAGGCGACGGCACCGATGGAAATCTTGAAATCGTCAAGGTGACAAATTGCAAGTTCATTGACGATGACGGGTACACCACGCGCCCGATGATTGGCGTGCTGAACACCATCGCCAAAGTTGGAATGGTAGATACCTGCTATTTCAAAGGGCCAGCGGGCGGCTCCTATGTGGGGTTCATCTATGGCTCACGGGAGCAGACTATTCAGAATTGCGTGTTTGAGAATGCAGCCTGCCAGCCTGACAGAAGCACGGGGACGGCTAAGTCCTGGCTAATTGCAAACAACATGTTCAAGGGCGTCACCGGACGTGTTTTGCGGGTGGCTCCCAACTCTCCCGGCCCGCAGACCGTAACCATCTCGGGCAACACATTCCGGGATTGCACATACGGACCTGTGACCGTTATTTACGCAGACTACGTTCACGCAGTCGGAAACACGATTGTCGAGTGCAACACGTCGGGCCAAACGTCAGACAGCTATCGCGGAGGCATCAACCTTGACGGGCCTCAGAATGGGCTTGCCGCTGACAACCTAATCATCAATGGCACTTCTGGCTTGATGCAGTATGGTATCAATGCAGCCGGTCTTTACAACGTTTACACCTCTGGCAATCGCTATGTCGGAATGACGGTGAGCGAAGTACGAAATGTCATCAACGGCGACTACGGGCAGGGCACGTTCACCCCGACCATCATTGGCTCCAGCACGGCGGGCACCGCGTCTTATACATCGCAGATCGGCAAGTACACCAAGAATGGGCGCTTGATTACTTGCAGCATCCGGTTGAATTGGTCTGCTGGAACTGGAACGGGAAGCCTAAAGATCGGCGGCCTTCCGTTTACCGCTGCCAATGACGGGCATTACGGCGCTGGTGCATACGGTTGGATCGGTGACGTTGCGTTAACCGCAAGCAACGTGGCAACTGCTTACGTTGACCCGGCAGCAACAACAGCGACTATTTACCAGTATCCGGTCGGTGGCGGCGCGATAACAACTGTGACGTATGACGCCGCTGGAAATATCGACGTTACATTGATTTACACCATCTGACCATGACCACCATCCAACTCCCCCTGCTAGTCCTCCTGGCCCTGCAAGTAGCAGACAAATAACAAAGGAACCCAATGAGTATCAATCTTAAATCAGCCGGTGGTGGTGGTGTAATCCTCTCACCGGAGTCCACCGGAGTGGATGTAACCGTGACGGTGCCTGCCCGTTCAGGTGTGTTGGCTATACAGGATAGTGTGAGCGTTAAGGACTTTGGTGCTGTTGGTGATGGGGTGACGGATGACACGGCGGCTCTTCAGGCGGCATGGAATGATGGAGGTTTGATCTTTGTTCCCGAGGGAACCTACAAAGTAACCGGAGCACTGAGCCTTACATCTTCTGCCGGGTCACCAAAGCACCTGATTTTCTATGGAGAAGGAACAAAGAGCGTTATCGCGTTCAGCGGAGGTGGCTCCATCACCCTGTCCAAGTCCAATTTCTCAAGCGATTACATTCTTGACCGATTGAGCTTTACCTCAGATGGCAACGCATCAACAAAAGTGACGTTTAGTGTCGCTCGCGGCACAGTTGGTGACTGCACATTTACGGGCTTTGTATTGGGCTTGGAAGTCAATCAGGCTTACCAAGTTATTCAGCATAATTCCTTCATTGGCTGCACCACAGGCATCAAGAACATTGACCGCGCCGTTGTTCCTGGCAGTTACTACAACGCCAACTCGGTCAGTAATAACTATTTTTCAGGCTGTGGTACGGGCATTGCACTACAACACACCAGCTACATTGGAGGCTCCGGCTCTCAGCTAATTAACCCAATCGTCCTCTCTCAAAACACTTTTGAGAATTGCACCTCATATGGTATTCGGCTTTCGTGGGTCAACAACATTACGATTGATTGTGCATATTTTGAAGTTGTCCCAGTCAACATATACGCAGACAAATTCTCCAAAAACATAACGATTCAAAACATCCACTCGCATGATGGAGAGGTGTCGATACAGCTTGACGATTCTTCTGCAAGTTTCAGCGGAGGACGGGTCAAAGATATCACACTATCAACCAGCTCCACGCTTACGCAAACAGGCCCGAGCGCAGGCACGTTTGGGACAATAACGATTGATGCTACGTCTAAGCTGTATAGATTCCCCTATGACGGAACGTACACCCCGACCGTAGTTGGTGGAACTGTTGCGGGCACAACAACCTACAGCGCGCAATTTGGTACTTATGTTCGCCAAGGCAATCTGGTTTACGCAACTTTCAATGTTTCATATACAGCCACAACGGGCTCTGGTGATCTTCTAATTTCGCTTCCGTTTCCTGTAAAAACACAGTCCGGGCTTCGCGCAGTCGGGGCCATTCAGACCAACCAATACAACTTGTCTGCTGCCGCCGGTTCTTTGAGTCTTTTTGCATCCAGTGGAAGTTCAACGGCGTCAATATATCTAGTCGAAGATGATGTTTCTTGGGTGGTACAGCAGATAACTAATGAAACTGCCACATTCATTGGTTCAATCACATATATCACCAGTGAAAACTAACCATGCCACATCATCCAACCCCAATAACAAAGGAACCCCATGAGTAACATCGTCTCCTCCAATCATCAGGTGGGTCAGAATGCCACAGCATCCCTGAACATCACCCTCAACACTGACACCAATGGCGACTTGGTTATCAACAAAGGTGTGTACCCTACGTTGACCGAGATTAGCCGCTTCCCTAATGCCGGGGGTGGGCAGGAGTATTTGCCAGCAGGGGATGGTGCTGTGGCGACTACGGTGCAGACCAAGCTGCGCGAGAGTGTGAGTGTGTTGGACTTTGGGGCCGACCCCACAGGCGTTTCTGATAGCACTTCTGCAATTCAGGCAGCGTTAGATAGCGGTTACTACGACATCTACATTCCGGCAGGCTCTTACAAAATCACAAGTGAGCTTGTGATTAACACAAACGGAATATGGCTGCGTGGCGCAGGGGCAGAGCGCACCAAGATTATTCAGGCAACAGCAGGCGCAAACGGAATTACGTCTAACACGGCAATTGACAGGTTGCTGTGGTGCGAACTAAGTGACTTTCGAGTAGAGATGCCCGGAGGAACCACTGGTAACGGGATTTGGATCAGGAACCCTGAAATATTTACTGGTCGCCATCTTCGTGTGACAACTCTTAGCGGAACAAAAACGCTAGGTTACGGGATCATCGTAGAAAAAGAATCTGTAACAGATTACGGATACTACGTTCTGCTTGAACATAGCCACATTGATAAATGCAACATCGGCGTTTATGTGACGGGCCAAAGCCCTGGCGGTGCAAATGGCAACTGGTGTGAGAAGGTCATATCCAACAACAACACAAGCTATGGTTTTCACATTCGCAACAATGCCGGCTCGTTCTTAAGCAACTGCGCGGCAGAAGAAAACGAGCACAATGTTTACCTGGAAGGTGGCGGTTATGTTTGGGTCACCAATGGGCGCTTTGAGAGGCCGGATACCCACAACATTTATGTTGGAAACGGCGCGGCTTTTAAGGTTCAAAACTGCCTTCTGGCATCTGCTGGGAATGTAAACACGGCAACAGGTCGCGGGGTCTATGTTGCTGCGGGTCAGTTTGGTGAAATAACAGGGAATACATTTCAAGACGGGTTTAGCTCATACGACATTGAAATTGTAGCCGGTAGCCTTCAGACCGTCATACTAGACAACAAGGCACGCAATACAGCATCTGGTTGGGACGTGGGTGGACCGCGTGTTTTGAACGGCGGGACGGGAACGCTTCAGCGCCATTTGGTCAACACTGCGTCTGGCGCTTCTATCCGGCATCAGTCCACCGAGCGCTTTGACTCTGGGACTATTCTTATTGGAACCGCTGCAACGGGCGTATATAGCGGCACAGGATCTCCAGAGGCTACTGTCACCGCCGACACTGGATCAATTTATTTTCGTGACAATGGCGGCAGCTCAAACAGCCTATATGTCAAAGAAACAGGGGATGGAACAAACACCGGCTGGTATCAGGTTTACACATTCTTGATAGGGTCTACCACTTTTGATCCCCCATCTGTTGCTGCGGCTGGCGTGACAACAACGACAGTTTCTGTTACCGGCGCAGCACTTGGAGATTTTGCGTTAGCGTCTTTTAGCCTTGACACCGCAGGGATCATTCTTGGTGCTGTAGTTAGCTCTGCGAATACAGTTCGGATTTCTTTCTTTAACCCGACAGCGGGTGCCATTGACTTGGGCTCCGGTACTTTGCGGGTCCGTGTTTCTAAGGGCTAACCATGACCACTATCCTCCAACTCCTGAAATCCCGCACAGTAATCTTCGCGTTGCTGCTGGCTGTTCTTTCCGTGGTGCAAGGCTACATCGGCCTGCTGCCACTCTCGCCCATTGAGCAAATGTACGTCGGCATCGCCATCAGCGTGATCGTCACGGTGCTGCGTATCGTCACCACCCAGCCCGTTTCGGAGAAGTAATGAATCCACCAGACCATGACCTGCTCTCACTTCTTGGTGAACTCATCAAATGGCTGTCTGCCCCACTTTTTGCCATCGTTGCCTGGGCTTGGAATACCAATTCCAAGGAGCACGATGCTTTATGGGCCGCGCATGAGAAGCTCCAATCCGGAACATCATCAGGCCACAGCGTGTTGAACGACCGCATCATGGAGTACGTCGATACGGTCACTGGCGACTTGCGTGACCAATCGCGTAGGCAGAGCGACAAAGCCAATGAGCACATTGTCAAATTGTTTGCTAACGCTGAACTCGATAGGAAAGAGTTCCATCACCAGATGGATGCCATGCGCTCAGACAGCTTCGCACGGCACATCGAGCTGATGAACGCAATACACGGGAAGGCTGATAAATGACACCCCTGAGCGCCCACTTTAGTCTTGAAGAAGCCATCGCATCGCAGACTGCTGCACGGCTTGATATTGACAATGACCCACCTTTGGATGTGGTGCGCAACATGAAGAAGGCGGCTTTGGGAATGGAGCTTGTCCGCATGGAGTTGAACAGCAACGCTATCCATGTTTCAAGCTGGTACAGGTCTGAAAAGCTCAATACCGCTATTGGATCAAAACCCACCAGTGCCCATACGCGGGGCTTTGCCATTGACTTTACTTGTCCCACTGCTGGCAGACCCGTGGACATTGTGCGAAGACTCAAAGCAAGCAACCTGAAATTCGACCAGTTGATCCATGAGTTCGATTCCTGGGTACATATCAGTTTTGATGGTGAGCGCCGCCAAGTGCTGACAATCGATAAACAAGGTGTGAGGGCTTTTGTATGACAGACATTACTGGTGTAGGTGCTGTGGCTGACTTGGTCAACAACACTATCAACAGAATATGGCCTGACAAATCAGCAGCTGAACAACAGCAGTTGGCTGCGGCGGTGATGGTCGTTCAGGGTCAAATTGAGACAAACAAGGAGGAAGCCAAATCCCCTTCGGTATTTGTGAGCGGTTGGCGCCCGTTCATTGGGTGGGTGTGCGGGGCGGCATGTGCTTGGAACTGGATTGGGCTGAAGATTGCGCTCTTCATTGCGGCGTTCTACGGGCATGCCTTAGACATTCAGCCCGCCGACGTGTCTGAGATGATGCCGGTGTTGTTGGGTATGTTGGGCCTAGGTGGAATGCGGACCGTGGAGAAGATTCAAGGCGTCGCAGCCACCACGCACAAGTAGAATTTGCCGCGCGGGCTGAATAGGGCTATAATTCACCGAATGCGAGTGCTGCAACAGCATCGGTTAACACCCATGGAGTATGCATGAGCTACGTGATGACTTTCAACTCGCTGCAAGATGACCTGCGCCGCTACCTGGAGCGCGGGTTCACTGTCGAGAGCGACCCCGTAGTCTATGAGCAGTTGCCTCGGCTTATCAACCTGGCCGAACGGCGCATCGCCCGTGAGCTGAAGCTCCAGGGCTTCATTCGCTTTGTACAGACCACCCTAGTTCCCGGAACTTCAGTCTACGAGAAGCCCGACCGCTGGCGGGACACGGTCTCTATGACCATCAACGGTGAACCCATTTTCACCCGCTCATACGAGTATCTGCGCTCTTACTGGCCCAACCCGGCGGTGACCGGCACGCCTGAGTTCTACGCTGACTATGATTACAATCACTGGCTGATTGCACCCACGCCGACCGTGGCCGCCACGCTTGAGATTTCCTACTACGAGCTACCCCGGCCCCTGGACGCCGACAACCAGACCAACTGGCTCAGCGTGTACGCACCCAACGTGCTGCTGTACGCGGCACTGCTGGAGACCACCCCATTCCTAAAGAATGACGAGCGCATCGGCACCTGGCAGGCCATGTACGACCGCGCAGCCCAAGCCCTCAACGGCGAAGACCTAGGCAAGATACTTGACCGTTCTGCCTCACGGAGCGAAGTATGACAATTTTCCAGGATGTTTTCGGGGGCGCGAACATATACCCGAGCGACGTAAGCTACAGCGCCGCAGCGCTCACGGCTGACGTAACGCTGGCTTGGCCGGAGGAAACCTCGGCTATCGGCAACTACGTCACGCGCATAATGGATGTGTCGGCGGCGGTGGCCAACTGGTCGCTCATCATGCCGGACGCGCGCGGCGCGGGCACTGGTGAGACCGTGCTGATTAACAACACCGGCGGCACCGTCGTGTTGGTTAAAAACAGCGCGGGCACGCAGCTCGTCTCGGTTGAGCCGGGCGACGCATGGCAAGTCTACCTCACTGACAATTCAACCGCTGCGGGCGCCTGGCGCGTGTTTCAGTACGGTGTGGGCACTTCGGTCATCGATGCCTCAACGCTGGCCGGCACGGGCGTGGTGGCAATTGGAACCGCGCTGTCTCAGTCGGTGCCGGTGTACCCTTTCAGCGCAGATTATGCGCTGTTGGACGGTGACCGCGCCAAGATGTTTGTGTGGAACGGCGGTGCTGGAACCCTGACCCTACCTAATCCGGTGACCGTGGGTAACAACTGGTTCATCTACGTGCGCAACGCTGGTACAGGCTCGCTCACGGTTGACACCGACGGCGTGGCGCTGGTGGACGGCTTGTCGGCTAAGATATTCGCCCCAAGCAATTCAGCCATCCTAGCCTCTGACGGCACCAACTTCTACTCGTTGGGCTTTGGGCAGGCGATTGACTTCGCCTTTGACTACACCTCTATCAACGTGGCCGGTATAGGCGACTACACGCTGACGGGCTCCGAGCTGAACCGCATTGCCTACAAGTTTGTGGGCGCGCTCACGGGCGACCGCACAATCGTCGTGCCACCCACCGTGCAGCAGTACTGGATAAACAACCAGACCTCGGGGGGGTACCTGTTCCGGGTGAAAGTGAACGGTGGCGGGGGTATCTACCTGAACGCCAACAGCACCACCATCGTCTACAGCGACGGCGCAACGGTGGTGTCCGCCAACAACTCCAGCAGCGTGCTGTCGACGGTGTCAGGCGGAGTATTCTAAGTGGCCGCTCAGACCACTATCCTGAAGGCCAACCCGGGCATCAAGCGTGATGGCACGCGGTTTGATGGTGATTTCTATACCGACGGCCAGTGGATGCGCTTTCAGCGGGGGTTGCCCCGCAAGATTGGCGGCTACCGTTCAATCGTCAAAGAGCTGACCGAGCCTTCGCGCGGGCTGACCAACTACCCCCAGCAGAACCAAGTCTACTGCCACTCGGGCGGCACTAACACCCTTGAGCGCTTTATTCTTGATTCGAGCAAAATCAGCTCAATCATCGCCGACCGCACCCCGCTGTTCGTCAACGCGACCAGCACCGTCACGTTGACGAGCGGCGCGGGCGGCTCGGTCAACACTATAACGGTCAACGGGGTGAGCATTATGTCCGGGCCGGTGGCGTTTACCGTCGACCTTAGCGCCACGGCCACGGCGGTCGCATTGTCAATCAATTTGAACATCGGCACCCCCGAGTACACCGCAGTGGCGGTAGGCCCTGTAATCACAATCACGGCCAGCACGGCGGGCACAGGACCCAATGGTTTTGTTGTATTGGGCAACGCCACCACCATTACTCTCACGGTCACCGACATGGCGGGCGGGGTTGACGGGGTGTTCCCCTCGGCGTATAACAAGTGGATGTTTGACTACAGCTATGATGCCTCGGAGCTGGGTACGCAGATACTCGCCCATGTTTCCCCCAACGGCGCGTTCATAGACAATGAAGAGGGTGGGCAGATATTCCACGGTGACGCCTTTACTACCGCGCGCCTCACCCCGGTGATTATTCCAGCGGGGGGTAGCGCCACGGGCGGTATAGTTATGCTCCACCCGTACCTGTTTTACTACGGCGCGGGTGGGGTGGTGGGTTGGTCGGTGGCGGGCACCCCTACCGACCTCTCGGGTACGGGTTCAGGGCTGGCGCGCCCGTGGGGGCAGAAGATTATCAAAGGCATGCCGCTGCGTGCCGGTTCGGGCTCAGCCCCTGCTGGAATCTTCTGGGCCTACGATGCCGTCATCCGCGCGTCCTTTACCGGTGGGGCTACCGTGTTTCAGTTTGACGTACTCGCGGCGGACACCTCCATAATGTCTCCGGACAGCGTGGTTGACTTTGACGGGGTGTTCTTTTGGGCGGGTGTAGACCGCTTCCTCATGTTCAACGGTGTGGTGCGCGAAGTGCCCAATCAGATGAACATGAACTGGTTCTTTGACGGCCTGAACCAAGACGAGCGCAGCAAGGTGTTCGCCTTCAAGGTCACCCGGTTCGGCGAGATCTGGTGGTGCTACCCCCGTGACGGCGCCACCGAGTGCACCCATGCGGTCATCTACAACGTGCGCGAGAACTCTTGGTACGATACCGAGCTGCCAACTTCGAGCCGCACCGCTGCGACGTTCTGCAACATGTACGCGGCACCAATCATGGCCTCCTCAGCCACGGGCAACAAGGTCTGGATTCATGAGCAAGGGGTTGACGAGGTTGACGGTTCCACCATCAACGCAATCAATTCATACTTTGAGACCTGTGATCTGTCCAGCATTGTCACTAAAGGCGTGAACCGTAAGCTGCGTATAACGCAAATTGAGCCCGACTTTATACAGGTCGGTGAGATGGCGGTGCAGGTCCACGGTAGGGCTAACGCTCGCGCCCCGGAGGTCGAGAGCCGCATGTTCACGTTCCCCGCGCAGGCCACCACCCCCTACGAGGAGATCGTGGTGCTCAAGGAACAACGGCGCGAGCTGCGCGTCAAGTTCATCAGCAACACCATCAGCGGCGACTACCAGATGGGGCAGATAATCGGGCACATTGACCAGGGCGATGGCTCTTCGCTAGGATGATAACGATGCCCACGGGGTTGACCCTGCAGGACTGGGCCGACCAAGTCAGCTTGGACCTCGACCGCTACGGGGCGATGTCGAAGATCGCAGGCGACGAATGGCAGAACTGGGGCGTGCAGTTGCTCAACAACTCGTCCCTAGGGCATAACATACCCAACCCCTACCAGTTTGACAACTGGAGCGATTGGGCCGAAAGACTTTGTGGAGTGTTGGCATGAAAGAACAGATTCTAGAACTCATCAAATCAAACCCTCAGCTGGGGCAGGCCGTCATGGCTATGGTGCAGCGGATGTCACAGTCCCAGGCGCTCACCCCGGAGACACTGCAAAAGCTGATCCGCATCTTTGAGGCCGTGCTCCAGAAGCCCGAGCTGTACCCCGAGCTGCAGAAAACGCTGTCGCAAGTCGGCATAGACGCAAGCTGGTTACCGCCCGAGTTCAGCGAGACCGCTATTGTAACCCTGCTGGCCGCCATGTACGTCATGCTAGACAGCCGCGAGCAAGCCCCGGAGATGATGCAGGAGCAAACCCCTATGCAACCCCAGCAAATGCCACCGCAGGCGTTTGCACGCGGCGGCCTGGCCAGCCTCGCGGCGCAGGGTCGCGGCGGGGACACTCAACTGGCGCACGTTAACCCCTTTGAGGCCGGGGTGCTGCGCTCCATGGGTGGCTCGGGCGGCATAAACCCCCGCACCGGACTGCGCGAGTATGACCTGTTCGGCGACATAGGTAACGCATTCAGTGACCTCGGCAAGTCGGTAGGCCCCGCACTTAGCGTCATCGCCCCTATGGCGCTTGACTACTTTGTACCCGGTATGGGCTCGTCAATAGGCGGCGCAGCCCTCATGGGTGGCCTGGGTTCAGCCCTTGGTGGCGGCAACGCACTGCAAGGTGCCGCTGCGGGCGCACTGGGCGCAGGGCTCGGAGGCACGCTCGGCAACTGGGCAGGCGACGCAATGGGTATGGAGCTGGGCAAGGCTGGGGCAAACACCTTGGGTAGCGCTCTGATGGGCGGGGCGCTGGGTTCAGCAACCGGGCGGGGCTTTACGCAAGGTGCCGTGGGCGGTGCCCTGGGCTCGGTGCTCGGTAACACAGTTTCCGGCCTGGGTGGGGGTGATACTGCCTGGGGGCAGGGTGTGCAACAGGCCGGTCAGTCCATGGGCAACCTGCTGTCCACCGGATCTTCCGCCCGGGAGGCCCTCACCGGGGGTGCGCTGGCCGGATTGGCTCGCGGGCTCACCGCACGACCCTCCGACCTCGCCACACAAGACTACGCCAGCGGCCCAGCTAACAGCACCAAGGTTGACGCCACGATGAGTGCCCCGGGTACAGCCTCAAGCGGTCTGAGCTTCAGCAAGGCGCTCTCTGCCGCCCCGGTGCTGATGACCCTGCTGGGCGCGGCAGAGACCCCAGAGCAGGTGCAAACGGCTACGTCTAGTATGTCCCCCCAGCAGCAAGAATACTTCAACCGCGCCTCGCAGAAATGGGATTGGGACAAGATGCGCGCTGACGCTGCCGGTTCTGGCCTAGGCTTGGGCCAATACATGGCGCGCAACTGGGATAAGCTCACCGCCGACGGTGCATACGTCAAGCCTCCGGTCAAGCTGGCTCAGGGCGGGTTGAGCATGCTGGCTGCGGGTGGCGGCTCAGGCCGTGACGACACCATTGACGCCCGGTTATCGGACGGTGAATACGTGTTCGACGCTGAAACTACAGCGTTGCTGGGGGATGGCTCGGTCAAAGAAGGCGCTAAACGCCTGGACGAGATGCGGGCGCGAATCCGGCAGCACAAAGGAAAATCACTGGCACGGGGTAAAATAAGCCCCGACGCTAAATCCCCATTGTCTTATTTGAAGGAGGCTGCATAAAATGGCTTCATTGTTCCAGGGTGACCCCCAAACCGCGACGTCTTACACCACCTCTTCCACCGAGACCCCAAAGTGGATGCAGGATGCGATCTACAACCAGATTCAGGTTGCGCAGAACATAGCAAACACGCCGTACCAGCCGTACACTATGCCCACGGTGGCGGGCGCCTCCCCGTTGCAGGAGCAAGCGTACCAGCAAGTTCAGGCAAACCAGGGGGCCTGGAAACCCGCCTTCGGCACCGCCCAAACCGGGCTCACCGGCCTTGCCGGCAAAACCAGCGTGGGTGATATCAACACCTACATGAACCCGTACACGCGTAACGTGACAGACCAGATCGCCAAGCTGGGTGCGCGCAACCTGACCGAGAACCTGCTCCCCGGGGTGTCTGATTCCTTTGTGCGCGCGGGCCAGTTCGGCGGTAACCGCATGGGTGAATTCGGAGCGCGCGCGTTGCGCGACACCCAGGAGAGCATACTGGGTCAACAAGCCGGGGCGTTGCAGCAAGGCTACACCCAAGCCCTGGGCGCGAGCCAGGCCGATTTGGCTCGTCAAGAATCCGCGCTGGGGCGGCTCGCCACTACCGCAGGCCAGGGCCAACAGATGGGTATGGCCGACGCGGGTGCGCTTGAGGCCGCCGGCAAGGGTATCCAGGGCCAACAGCAGGCCGAGCTTGACGCCGCGTACAAACAGTGGCAGAATGAGCAACTTTACCCTAAGCAGCAAATGGATTGGTTGTCGACGCAGGTGCGCGGCATGGCCCCTATCACCCCTCAAATGACCACACAAGCTGGAACCAGCACCGGGCAGACCTACTCGGCCTCTCCGCTGTCGCAGCTGGCGACGGGGCTTTCTGCGGGCGCGGGGCTTTATAATCTGACGAAATAAAAAGGTTTCCACATGAACGAGTACGAAAAGCTCCTGCAACACTACGGTGTCAGCACCCAGGAAACCCCCTACGCCGGGTTGACGGGTGAAAGCCCCGAGGCCGTGGCCGAGCGTTCTGCGTATGACGACTGGCATGACCAGTACAAGAAGCGCATGCTCGCCACTAAGCTCTACGGCCCGAGCTGGCAAGGTGATATCTTGGGTGCGCCCAAGTTCACATCACCCCTCGCCGCAGCAACGGTCGCCCCTGAAGTTAAGATTCCAACGGCCGCCCCTATGGCGATCACCCCCATGGCCAGCCCGATGGGCGGTGGCGGGGGTGGCGGTTCAGGCTATCAACCTACCATGGGTGGGGGCGGTGCGGGTTACCAAGCCCCCAGCGCCACCGATCAGTACAGCCTAGCTAACAGCCTGGGCTACAACATCGGCTTTGACAGCAACCGAGCGATGCTAGGTGGGGCACTCATGGGTTCCCCGTTGGGTGCGCTGGCCGGGGTGTCGGTCTCAAAAGATCCGCTGGGGCAGTTCGCCTACCAGCAGCTCCAGGCTCAAGAAGCCCGCGAGCAGGCCGCCCCCGCAACGGGCGGCGGTTCAGGTTACGGTCTGTCAGCAGATGGGCAAGACCGGGGTTATGGTGGGATGGGTCCGGTAAGCGGTAGTGGGGGTGGCGGGGGTGGCGGCGGTTCAGACAGCGACGGCGGCGGGGGTGGAACAGACCACGGAGAAGCAGGCAACCGCACTGATGCTCGAGGCGGTTACGCCTGCGGGGGTCCGGTCAAGTTTGCTGATGGCGGGCTGGCCGAACTGAACGCCAAGTACGCACCCTCGGGCATGGAAGGCTCGGCTGACATTGCCGGCAACATGGGTCTCGATATGTCCCGTGTATCGCCTGAGCAGCTACAGATGATGCAACAACAAGACCCGGGCGCGTTGCAGCGCGGACAAGAGCGGTTCATAGAGAATGACCTGCAAAGCCCTGCGGCTGAGCCGTTGCAGGCCATGTCCCAACGCTACGAGGCTCCGGCGGCCCCACGCCAATACGCTGAGGCCTATGGCGCGGCGCGCAAGGAGTCTCAAGCCGACCAGGCCACTTTCAACAAGATGATTGAAGAGGCTATGGCACAGAAGTCTGAAGGCCCGTCCAAGGCCGAAATGTACTTCAACCTGGCGGCGGCCTTCGGAGCCCCCACACGCACAGGCTCCTTTGTTGAGAGCCTGGGCAACGCGGGCAAGGTCATGGGCGAGCACGGCAAGGCTGTGCGTGAGAGCGCCTCGGCTGACCGGCAGCGGCGTCAGGCGCTGGGTATGCAGGCTGCGGGTGCTCGCGCTCAGGCCTCTCGTGCCGACATGTCTGACCTGCGCCAGCTGGCTATTCAAGAGGGTAAGGATTATCTCGCCTCTCGCATGCCTCAGTCCGCTGCGGGTAAGGAAGCCATGGACCGGGGCTACATTCCCGGCACTCCGGAGTACCAGAAAGCCGTGTCTGACATTGGCGACATGTTGGTCAAAAAGCAGACTGCGCAGATTGACGCAATCGCGGCGGCACAGGGTAACCAGGGCGCACGCCTGAAGCTGGCGCAAACCGAAGCCGAAGCCAAGGCCGGTGAGCGCAGCAAGCTGACCAGCCCCGAGCTCAAGCTCAAGACCGACACCGAAGACATGGTGGCCCAGACTGATCAGGCTCTTGAGAATTTGAGGAAAGCCTACCAGCTGAACCCCACTACATTTGACACCTCCCTGGGTGACAAGGCGCAGCGCATAGCCCTCGAGGCGGCTGGCTCAAAAGACCCCAAAGTGGTCAACACTCGGGAGATGGAGAACCTGCTGGAGAAAGCAGCCCTGTCGTCGCTGAAGTCGACCTTTCCGGGTGCTATCTCCAACGACGAGCGTAAGGCATTGCAGGACGTGCAAGGTCTGGGCGCAAAGAGCATTGAAGAGCGCCGCCGTATTATGAAGAACGGCTACATGGCCTTGAAGACCGTGGCTGAACGCAGTCGTAAGCGTCTGGCTGACATAAACGCGGGCAAATACCGCGAGACCACCCCCAGCGGCGTAATTGAGATTGGAGAATAACGATGGCTGATCCGTATGTTGGTGCGGCCCGCGCAGCCCTAGGGCAGGGGCTCGGCATGGGGTGGGGCGACGAGGCTGAGGCCTGGCTGCGAGAGCGGCTGGGGCAGGGTTCTTACGAGGACCAGCTCAAGCAAATTCGCGGTGAGTACTCCGAGTATTCAAAGGAACACCCGGTACTCTCAGGTACGCTTGAGTTTGCGGGCGGGGCGGCCCCGGGCGTTGCGGCTATGATGATTCCGGGCGGTCAAGCTGCTGGCGCAGCGCAGTTGGCGCGTACGGGGGCGGGGGCGCTGGGTCGGCTAGCGGCCATAGGCGCGGCTACCGGGGCTATCTCCGGCGCGGGTGCTGCCGAGGAAGACCGCGTGAGCGGGGGCCTGGGCGGTGCGGCAATTGGAGGGGTGCTCGGCGCGACCCTCCCTATAGCTATGAAAGGCACCGGCGCTGCTGGTAAGTGGCTCATGGAGAAGGCCTACCCCACCGAGCAGCGCGTGGCGCGTTCGGCTGCGGAGAAGATGACCAAAGCCCTCAGCGAGGGTAGCTTGACACCCCAACAGGTGCGGCAAAAGATAATTCAAGACCGCGCCATGAAGGTTCCTTCAGTCGTGGCCAACGTCTCCCCCGCTACGGTTGACTTGGCTGAGGCTGTGGCCCAACGCACCGGCAAGGGGGCGCGTAACGTGGGTGACGTCCTGACCGCGCAGAAGCAAGGTGCCCGTGAGCGCACTTACGCGCAGGTGCAGAAGACCCTACAGCCCGGCGACTACTACGCGGACCTGAAAAGCCTACAAGAAGAGATGAAGCGGCGCGCCGGACCACTATACGACCAAGCCTACGCATACGGTGAGGTGAATGACCCCAACGTGCTCAGGTTCATGCAGCTACCCCAGTTCCAGCAGGGCTTAAAGGAGGCTGAGACGCTGCTCGCCGCTGAAGGCCGAACACTCGACATGACTAAGCCCACCGTTGAGGTTCTTGACCAAGTGAAGCGCGGCCTGGACACTCTCATCGAGAAAGAGACTGACGCCGTCACGGGTAAGACCAGCTCGCTTGGGCGCATCTACACGACCAAGAAAAATGAATTCCTGAAGGCGCTTGACGCCGCCGTGCCGGACTATGAGCTGGCGCGCGGGGTATACAGCGGCGGGGCAGAGATGGCCGACGCTATGCGCAAGGGTATGAATGAGTTCGGCAAGCTCGACCACGAGCAGGTTATCCAGATGGTTTCCAAGATGAGCAAGGGTGAGAAGGAAGCCTTCCGCACCGGGGTGGCCCGGGACTTGTACTCGCGGGTGATGGACCCCTCGGGCAACTTTAACGCGGCGCAGCGGATAATCGGCTCGCCAGAGATGCAGGCCAAACTACAACCCCTGTTTGACAGCCCTAACCAGTTCACGCTGTTCAAGACCGCGCTGGAGCGCGAGAGCCAGCTGTTCAATCAGGCAAACCAGGTGCTGGGCGGGAGCCAGACCGGCAAGCGTCTCCAGATGCGCGAAAGCCTTGACGCCCAACCGGGTGTGGGCGAGGCCGTGCGGGATGCCGTGACGGGGGGTTTCTGGAATTCGCTGACCGGCATAGCCACCAGGGCCATCCGCAACACCGAGATGCCTGAGAAGACCGCAGAGAAGCTATCCCAGATGCTCATGGCCAAAGACCCGCATGAGGTTGCGGCGGTTGTCAAGTTACTGGAAGACCACGCCACTGCGGCGGTACCTAAGGCGTACCGCGCGGGCGCAGCGGAGACCGGCGCGGTGACGGGGGCGGCCTCAGCGTTCTGGCCCACCCCGCAAGGGCAAGCTCCCGGTGATGACATCGAGGCCCCGAGCGAAGCACCGGCAATGCAAGGCCCTGACATCGAGGCTGACATCGCCGCTGAGGCTAAGAAGTAAAGATTCTCCTTGGTTGCCCCGGCGACGGGGCTTAAAACCCCGAGCAGCGTCAGTTGCCCGGGGTCTTTTTGGGTTGATCAAACATAGCCGTGTCCCGCAGGTCTAGCATTATCTCAATGTGCCCTGCGGCGTCCTCACGGCCCAGGCGGCGGGCCTCTTGAATAGCGTCCAGGAACACCTGCCGAGGCTTGGTGTAGTGGATGCCCGGACCCACCAAATCTATTATCAACTTCCAGGGCATGCTATTTGCTCTTGAATTGACGAACCATCTTAGGCTGCTTCAGGTAAACCGAGTCGCTAACCAGGTGGGTGGGGCGAGGCTCAATCCGGGTCTGCATTGCGGCGCGGTTGGTGTTAGTGCCGCTGAAGTCCTGCGCGCTTCGCCAATTCCCAGTCGTGAATATTGAAGGCCGCCCCTGCCAGTTGAACGGCGAATTAGGGTTATGCGGTTGGCTCATCGTGTCTCCTTTTGGGGCAAGGTGCCCAGTGTGAATAAAACTTGTCTTTGCCGTCCCAAAGCCCATACACCGCCACCCCACCCTGAGTCAAGAGTTGAACCTTAACCCCCCGGGGGGTGCTGGGCCCCACGGGCTCCCAGTAGTAATCGGTGGCTACGGCGGCGCTCTTCGCGTTGTTAATGGTGTGGCTCATAGTTTGTCAGGTCGGGGGCAGTCTTCAAAGTGTGACGATACATTCAGCACCCACACTCGGGCGGGCACACTATTCACCCCCAGCACCCAGCGGTCAACGTAAAATAAGGGGTTTTCTTCAAGCATAGTCTTCAAGGAGCTACGCGCTATCTTGGTCGTCGCGCAAAGCTCTGCCAGGGTCATACCGTCAGGGTGTTGGCTCAGCTCGGCGTGAACTGTGCAAACCCCCGCGCGGTAGCGTTCAAGAGTTATGGTCATGTGTTTCCCCAATAGTAGCCACCCTGTGTCTTGCGGAACGGCGCAACCGGCGGCTCCCATTTAAAGAGTGATTCTGGATTACCTAAACCGATGAAATTGCAATTTTCAATGTGATGATGCCCATCACCGGTTAATCTGATAGCTGACGATACTGCGTAGGTTCCCGACGCTAGGAATATCGCACCGTCAGGGTTGCGGCTGAAAGAAGCCCCGTCATGGCGTACAACTTCTTTCCCATCAATCATCGCTTGGAGTGCCAGTGTGTCATCATGAACACCATCACCCCATAGCGTCAGGTACGGCGGTGCGATGATCTTGGGCACGTAGATCGGCATCAGGCTTGACGCCTTCACGATTGCGGGCGCAGCGCATGCCGCCAACATGGCGCCTAGAAACCCCCGGCGAGTTGTAGTCATTCGTCATCCTTCTCAAACGCTTCCCTGATTACTCGCGGGTCGGACGTTTGGTTACACGCATAGCATGTGTACGTCATGCTGGACATAAGCCTGTGCCCACAGCCTATGCAAACCGGATGATCCGGCATTGACTCGTACTGCGGGGTTAGTGTGTCGCTTGACTTTGGCTGTGGGTGGGTGTAGAGGGGTTTTAGGTCACGGATGGCGTTATCCGTCACGCAGGGTTGGTAAGCAGTAAGCCGATGCTGCCAGTCCCAATACTCCCCGCTCTCCGTTTTAGCCGCAGCCAGTTCATAGCTAAAGGCCACCGGCTCCTGCGCTTCCATCTCCGCAATCACAGCTTTCAGATCTGTGATGGATTGCGATTGCAGTTGATAGTTGCGCATCGTGTCATCAAGCTGGCTATTTTCCAAAGCCTCCAGCGCGGCCTGTAGTTTGTCAATCATGGTGCTTCCTTCACATGGGCAACTATTTGAATGGAGACACAAATTGCCTCAAGATCGGCTTCATCTTCAAGATCACATTCAAGCGTGTCAAAGCCAGATTCATCAGCGCCCTGTGTTGGACGCTTGAGGATGATTTGTGAGTAGCCATCATCGTCATCAAACAACTCTTCAAAGCAAGTTGATATGGCACTGCCAAAAAGATCAGAGCCTTTGCAGTTACCGCACACATCAACTTCCATAGTCAGGCGGTAATCCCACTGCATAAAAGTGAGTTCAAAGGTGTGGCGCGACCATCGGATGTTGGGATCGTAGGCTTCAATCATGTGTTGCTCCTTGCGCGGATGGCGGCTGCGCAAAACCTAGCACCAAGACGGATGCCTGCAACTTCTTTGTTGTCTGGGTTGCTTGTTTCTCGGAACATCTCGGAATCACACACCTTCGCACAAACCTCTCGCTCGGCTTCGGCCACCAGTGCTGCGAAGCGTGTCATTGCATCCATTTGCCAAGCCACTCCAAAATCATTGAACTTTGCTTCCCGCGCCATGCGTATGATTTCGTCTTTGGTCATTGTTGCTCCTTATTAGCCGACAAATACTTATCACAGAGTTGCTCGAGCCGCCACCATTGGTGCTTGAACCAGGCTTTCATTTCAAGCACCCAGCGTGCCGTACAAAGCGTGCCCCGGGCTTGCAGGGGTCGGCGCACGCGCTGTTGAGGCACCGGGCCTCGCGCTCAATCTTAGCGCTCACGTAACCGGCTGATGAGCCCAGCACGGCTATGAGCGAGAGCGCGCAGGCTAAGCAGAACGCTGCCCAGATGAAGTTCCAGAAGTGCCTCATGTTAAGCTACTCCCCAAGACAAACAAAATGAAGAGAACGACCATGACGACGGGCCAGAACCAACGGGGGCTGCCCAGGTCACGGTGCAGAGTTTCAAGCGGGGTCATACGGAACCTACCTGGTGGCATGTCAAACCTTCACAATACTTACGGGCAACCTGCCAAGTGTCAAAATACTCAAACGTGTCATCTGTTATGCACGGGTCATCATCAGGCTGCCAGCCGGCACACCAGTCACCCCCCGCACTTTTATAAACACAATAAAACCCGCAGGGGTGGGGTTGTTGATGTTCCCGAGTAGTGGGGTCAATCTGCCAAGGTGCCGGTGCGTGTTTCATGATTTACCTTTCAGTTATAAAGTTAAGTGTTCGCAGATTGAATTATAGGCAACAAAAAGGCCCCGACGATTGTATTTTCAACGTACAAACGCGGGGCCGATTGCTTTTGCCAATCATCAGGAGTACTGCGTTTCCCACAGCCATCGGGCCAGCAACAGGGCCTCCGCCCGCCCATCATGCTTCTTAAGATGCAGCGGGGCAGCCGGGAACAGCCGGGTGGCCAGTGCCCGGCTCAGCTCTTTGTCACTGGTCAGCTTGAAGTACTTCTTCCATGTCGCGGGGTGCACTTGCACCAGCTCAAACCCCGCCGTGGCCAGCACCGCGCGGGCGGCCCCGTAAGAGTCCCCTAGGCTGAACACTGAGCTAACCCCCTGCCCGGGCATGGCACCAACTTTCTCAATCACAGCCACAACTGCCTCGCCGGGCTGCAGGCGCTCTTTGATGAGCGTTTTCATACCCTGCGGGGAGACTTCGTTCTTAACTGAGCCAACCCCCTTGAGCACCGTAGGCATGTCCTCCACGGCTACGTAGGCGCCATCACGGAGGAACCCTATGGCGCCTGTCAGGCCCGGGTCCACCGCCACTACAAGCATACGTACTCCGGGCACGCCGACTTCTGCGCTTCCTTACCCAACGTAGTGCCGTACAACCCACAAACCCACTCGCCCGGCAGTGCGTTGGCCTGCACGTGCTGGCAAGACCGGCAAGTCTTCAGCGGCTCGGCGCGCCCGGTGCAAACCTCTTTCATGTCACAGAACTTGCACCCGAAGCCCTCGCCGTCAGTGCTGATACCGGCGGGGCGAATAGTGGCGTTCACAAGGCTCACAATCTTACGCCGGGCAGCCTCCTGCACGGGCTTGTCAGCCTTGAGGCGCTCAACGTAGAACTGCTCATCATCCTTACACAACGCCACGTAGAGCCCCCGGTCAAGCCCGCTCATCATCATACCGGCCTGCACCTGCACGTAGTGCTCGGGCTTGGCTTTCTGGACTCCGTGTTTGAGCACACCCGCGAAGCTATTCTTGTTGTGGGTTTTGATTTCCAACACATGCGGGGTCTTCTCAGCCTCGGGTACCCCCTTCACTATGCCGTCTAGCTTGACGATGAAGTGTCCGGTGTCGTCAACATACTCAATCTGAGCGCCGGTGGTCTCGTCACGATCCCACACGCTCACCCCGGCGGCGCGCAGGTCGGCCACGATGCGGTCTTCCTGCCAGTGGCCGGTGCCAAACAGCCTGAGCATGCGACCCCCGAACTGCGCCTTTGCGTACGCGCGCCAGCTCAGCCAGGTCTTGCGCAGGCACTCTTCACCCAGGAATGACGCCCCTAGGCGGCCCAGGTAGAAGCCCCGCTCGGACTCTTTGACCTCGTAGGTCTTGTAGATGTTGTCGATGAGCTGCTGCTCACCGCTCTTAGGCAGCGCGACCATCACGCACTCGCAATCTTTATCAAATGTTCGGCCTGATTGCGGGCGTCATCAAGTGCGTTGTGCTTGGTGCCCGTGAAAACCGGCATGGCGACGTCAGGGTTGAGAGCCTTGACGGTGCGGTAGCAACGGTCACCCCAGTACGGCCAGGGCTTGCGCAGGTTCACGGCGTCATAGGCGTTGGCCAGGATGACGTTGTCAAACGCGGCCCCGTTGCCCCATACGGCGGTCTCTTCCGGACACCACATTGTGAACCGAGCCAGCGCGTGCACCAGCGACATGCCTTTTTCAGCGGTCAGCGCGTTGCGGGCGGCGTCGCTTTGCTTCATCCACCACATAACCGTTGAGGCGTCAATCTTCAGCCCCGCAGCCACTGAGGACTCCTCGTCTACGCGCTGGTAGAACGTGCTCAGCACGCCCTCCCGGTTGAACGTCACCGCGCCAATTGCGATGATGCACGCGTGGCTACCCTTACCCAAGGTCTCCAGGTCGAGCATCACATTCATGTTTTCAAGTTTCATAGTTATCTCCTTGCGTTAAAAAGAGGGAGCCGAAGCTCCCCCGAGGGTTAACCCTTAGTCCCAAGGGTTGGCGGCCTTGCCGGCAGGCTTAGCAGCCGGGGCCGGGGCCGTCTTTGCAGCAGGCTTCTCGGCCTTGGCGGCAGCGGGCTTGTCATCCGCGTCAAACAAGAATGCCTTCACCACGTTGCGGTCACCGTAACCGCCAGTACCCTTCTCAATGCCGACCGACGCCTTGAAGGTCTTGTCAATCAGCTTGTCGGTGTCGTCAGCGTTGGGCTTGCCGCAGGCCGTCGCCCACGCCACGAGCTGCTGGCGCCCGATAGCCTGGGCCTTCTCGCTCTTGTTGACGATGTTGAAGTTCTGCCAGATCCAGTGGCCGGAGTGCTCCCCGCCCACCACCTCAAACTTCACTTTGATCATCTCGCCGCCGGTGCTGGTGGCTTTCTCCTCAGCCTCGAGCGCCTTCAGCGTGTAGTCTCCCGGCTCAATGGGCTCGCGGGAGCCTCCGCCGCCGGTTGCTGTTGCGTCAACTTCACTCACATCAAATCCAAATTTAGCCATTTTAAATACTCCTTAGTGTGCCAGGGGGATGAGTTTCGACAAGTTTTCGATTGTCATTTCGATGTCTTCGGGGCAGCTGAAGCGGTTCTTAGCTGCGTAGGCAGGGCTCTCAACAAAGTGCAGCAGCCGCTCGCCGGTGGTCACGCCACGCGCCTTGGCGGTGTCAAACCCCTTTGCGTCGCTCTTCTTGATGATGACCTTGAAGGCGCAGAACGCCAACACGTCAACCCACTCTTGCATGAGCGCGTTGCATGCCTTAGGCAGCTTCGGCTGGTAGCGATCATAAGGGTCAGTGCGCGGGTCTTCAAACTTTACCACAGCAGCGTGAGCGATGAGCACCACGTTCATGTCCTTTTTGAGGCGCAGCGCGTCAAGCCCCTGCAGGATCTCACGGAACTCCTCAGCCATGTACATTTGACCCTTGCCGTAGGCCTGGGCCTTCTCGTCGTACTGGCTGTTGATGCTGGCGCTGATGAGCGGCTCCACCAACCAGTCCACCGAGTCAACTACCACGGTCTTGAAGTCGTGGTCTTCCTTGAGCAGGGTCTTGATGCTGTTCACCACATCACCAATGCTGCCCGCCTTGGGGAAGCTCACCACGTCGAGCGAATCGATACCATCTTCAGTGCTGATGAAGATGGGCCGGGGGAACTGGCTCGCCAGGGTTGACTTGCCGATACCGTGCCCGCCGTACACGCAAATGCGCGGGGGGACCTGTTGCTTGCCTGAGCGCAAGCCGTCTTTCCAGTTAGTCATGTTAGACCTTTCCTACAGTTATGACGATCACTCGTCGGATTGCACAACCAGCGACTCGGGGCCGAAGTCCCAACGCCGCTTTATGTACTGAAACTCGTTACGATCCCAACTCAGCGTATCCACCGCATCATCCAGCTCGGAGGCCACGGTCATACACAACGCACACAACGCCGGGTCGCCTATCATCAGAATCGTGTCACCTCGCTGATAATCAGCCAGCACGCGGCGGGCGTGTTCAATCATCTTGGGGGTGTTGTAGCTCCGCCCCACGTTGCCGAACACATCCCGCAGTCGCCCATACTGCTCAGCAGCCTTCAAGTCCTTGCGCTCATTTGCATGAGCCACGAAGACAGTTCGTTCATTTTGCATGTTTGCTCTTCCTTTCTTTCTTAACGGGTGTAATCATCATTTGCTCTTCAGTGCTCAAGTACTCAAAGCAGCCGCACGCCTGGGCTATTTTGCACGCCTCGCGATAGTACCACCCGTAGTCCAGGTCCTCAGGGTGAACCCCTGTTTTGTCAATAGTCATGCAGGCCTTGGCCCCGTCGGTCTTAGGAACCTTTTTACCGTTTTTCACGTATGTAAGAGGTTTCAAGCGCGTATCAGTACTCATATACCACCGCACCACCTTGCCCAAGTACACGCCACTCTGCTCGCCCCCGCCGGTCACGTTGCGGGCGCTTATAAAGCCCTCGAACCGCGCGCGTTTGATGGTTTGCAGCAGCGGGGTGCCGTGCGCTAGCCATTGGCCTACAGCGTCAGCACAAACCTGCGCAGTGGCGTTTTTGCTCAAGCTCAGAGGGGCGTAAATACCCTTGGCCTTCAGAGCCCGATCGGTCTTGACGGCGAAGTAATTATTCACATCTTTCATCGCTAGTGCCCGGTACGGCGTGTACTCAAAATTGAACTTCGAGACAGCGCTGAACTTCTCAACCACGCGCTCAACGTCAGGCTGCAGCGCCCGGGGGAACCGCATCGCTATACCATCAGTGTTGGCCGACAGCGTCACCGCCCCCAGGTGCTCAAGCCACTCAATCAGCATGAGTAGTGTGAACTGGCCGGTCAGCGTAACGGCCAGCATGAGGTCCGGTGCGTACAGCACGCTCCACCGGCTGGCCAGCTTGCCGAAGGTGCCGTTGAGCGAAATCTTTAGGGTCGCATCAGTGACTCGATCTTTATTTCGCTTTGCTTCAAGCCGTCGCTCGTAAATTCGACGGTACTCATCGATAAACCGGTAACCAAGGCCCGAAGGTACATATCCGCACTCGAGAATGATTGAGGGGTAGAAGCTAGCAGCGTCGATATCAACAATGACATCTCCGGCTCCGGCAAGGTGGCAGACTGACTTGTCGTGGGTGCTGTGGATGCCGCCCACGCCCAGTTGATAGGTTCCGGTCCCGAAGACAACTTGTTCACCCCCTAGGAAGTCCGGCAGTATAACGTGGCCGGTGGCTTGGTTCATGTCAAACACGTGCTCGCTCGTGCGCTCAAGCAGGGCCTGCAGCGCGGGGTCCCGGAACTTGATGAACTCGGGCGGCGAGTACGTTATGGTCTTGGGGATGACGTTCTCAGCGCGCTTCAATCCCATAGTTGTAATGTAAGCCTGCTCGGCCATCTGCGAGTCAGACTTGCTGCGCATGTCAACGCCATACTGCCGGCTCATCTGCACCCGCAGCAGCAACTCCCCGTCGAGCCGCTTGAGCAGCTCCTCGGTGGTGTCAAGATCGTTCACGTTGTAGCTGTCAACCTCGGCGCGCTGCGCGTCGGTGATGACCGCGTCGTGCGCTATCGGCATGTCCTGCAGCAGCGGCATGTGCATACGCGCCCCGTAGGCCTTCAAGCCCACGAATGACGGTGCAACCTCAATCAAGTCAATGCTGTCAAAGCCGAGCTGGGGCAGCTGATACTTGCGCATCGCCATCCAAGACTGCAGCCGATTGCCGATGAGGTCATCCGCGATGCGCTTTATTTCCGGCTCGGTGCGCCCGGCAACAAACGCGGCGACAATGACATCGTCAAACGCTTTGTTGTTGAAGCCCACAAAGGTGGCGTCCGCTTGTATCATGAATTGCCTCAGGCGCTCGGGTGCACGGGGTTCGTTGCGTCGTATCTGGGTAACTTCGCCGGTGTCGACATCTTTGAAGCCGAACACCGCGTAGTTAACCAGAGTTTCTGCATCGAAAACATAAGTGGTCATGTCAGTCCGGGTTGACGTAGCGAGGGCCAGGTGCGGAGCCTTCAAACTCAGCAATCAGCGCTTCAATCCAGCACCGAGCGACCTTCAAATCGCTGACAGACTTCCAAGTCAGAAGCAAACGCAGGGGCTCTCGCTCGGGGCCGGAAATACCGTTATCACCCAGGAAGATGTCGAGCGTCAGCGCGGGCACATCACCCTCAGAGCGGTGGATGAACTGCCAGTTCTCAATCATCTTTTCAGTATAGTGCAGCGCCTTCTGCAGGTCCTGCAGGCCGTTCTTGCGGCGGAACCGGGTGAGGTACTTAGTGGCGCAACCCGCCAGGTACGGTACATCGTGCTCGTCGCACAAATCCCAGTGCTGGATGCCCGGGGTCTTGTAGTGGTCGCCTGCGACCTGCTTGGTGTTAGCGCTCATACGGCCTCCGATGCGTAAGCTGTGAGGGCCGTGAGGAACTCCACACAGCCGTTGTCAATAGGGTGTTTCACAACGTAATTGGTCAGGTAGTCAAGACCCCGGTTCACAATCTGATGTGCCTCCCGGTTACCCATGCGGTGCTCCTGGATGCAGGCCAGCACCAGGTCAGCCATGTCCGCAAACTTGAGCACGTAAGCCTCCTCGTCACAGAGGTCGACGCGCAGCCCCAGTATGTCGACCACCTGGTCTTCAACCTGCGACAACGCCACGGCCAGCGCCGGGTTGGCCCACTTGGTGGTGGCGGGCATGTCGCCGGTGGCGTACTCAGGCACATCGTGGTACAGCGCCGCTACGATGAGGTCCCGGCTGGCGGTGGGGTAAATGTGCAGGATGAGCGTGGCCACACCCCAGGAGTGCGAAGCCACCAGGTGCTCGCGGTGCATGGTGACGGTGTGGAAGCGCTTGACGTCTCCACCTTTGCGGATTTGAAGAATGCGGTTCATGCGGCCTCCAACACTTGCTGTTTGATTTCGATGGCGAAGCCGAGAGCGCGGATATCGTTCAGCAGCGACTGGGTGAGGGTCTTAGTACCCGCGATGTGTGCAAACAGCTTTGCCGTTGCGTTCTCCGGGTAAATTGTCGGACGACCATAAACATTGGTGATAGACACGAGGCAGGTTTGTTTCATTTCAAGTTACTCCAGTTAATCAAGTTATGTTACGAATTATAGGGGGTGTTTTACGCCCCCACCGATTGTATTTGCCAATCAGAAAGCCAAAGTCAATTGCTGTTTCTTCAGCTCACGGCGGTGAATCCAGTCAAACGTCGCCCGGCGCCAGTCGGGGGCCTTGATCTTCGCCGCACACGCTGAGCCGTCACCCGCACCGCTCTTGCGCATCCGGCTCACCATAGCCATAGGCTGGGCCACGCCCAGGAAGAACGGGTGGTAGTACAGCGCGTCAGCGTTAAACGGGTCACGGCAGAACGCCTCACAGTCGTACAGGAAGCTCTCGTAATTCGCGTTCTCCATGATAGGTAATGGGTGCACTTGTCCGCCAGCATAGTAGTCGTGGTCGTCAAGCTGGTAGACCTCGTCAAGCACTTTCTGGCCGTCGTAGACAGAAAGGTACAAGTGCAAATTGTTGCTGATCTGGCGGTACACACCGAGCGGCAGCTTGATGGCGTGCGCCACGAACTCCTGCAGGAAGCTCATGTGTACCGCGTTGGCCCCGTACGCGCCAAACCACAAATCATTGCTCCGGTTGAACACCGACATGTTGAGCTTACCACCCCTACAGTCAAACACGATCTGCGTGTTGCAGGCTTTGTCCTTGGTTTCCTTGGTCAGGTCCGCTGGGTCCCACATTTGAATGACCGCCTGGCGGGTGTCGGGGTCACGGCGCAACATCTCAATGACGGTCTTCAGCTGATCAACGCCAAAGTGTGAGCGCCAGCGCCAGCCATAGGCCGCGTTAAACTTCACACCGTCGTCGGCGTACTTGCCGATGGTGCTGTTGAACTGTTGTAGGAACGCCGCGTCACGCCGACCGGCGAGCATCCAGATGCTTTCCAGCAGGTGGAAAATAGGGTTAGCATCCCGCGCCGGGGCAAACAACACGCGCTCATCAGGGTGCCGGTATGTGGTGATGACCGGCTCCGGGAAGGCCAACACCGGGCCGTTGCGGGTCTGCTCGACGGGGTAGTTGCCGCAGCGCAGTTTCCAGATTGCCGAGCTGAGGGCCTCGTTGACATTTCTAGCGATAATTTCCATGATCAATACTCCGTTTCGGTTCTATAGGTTGACTTGGGGTTGCCTTGGCCTTTGACGGCCTTGACGTACTTACTGAATTCACACATCGTGTTTTGAATTGAATGCAGTGTTAAGTCAACAATGTCAAGCTCATTGTAAACTCTCAAGTTAGCCTCGCTGAGCGCGGCGTTGAAGTCTGCCTGTGCCCAGGTGTGGTTGAGCGCCTTGCCGTGCAAGAAGTTCAGCCCCCGCTGGCTCCCGGGCCCCAGCGGCGCGTAGGTGTAGAGGTCAGTGGCCGTGCCCAGGTGACCGTCATCATAGGTGAGGTCCGCGGCCACTTGACCACCGATAAAGGTGCTGATGCCGAAACACTCGCTCAGCGCCCGCACAACGCGCTCAACGCTAGGCTCGTTGCTGGCGTCCCACAGCGCGTGGTGTATAGCCGGGGCGCGCGCCACCGCGTCGCCGATTATGTACTTGGCGATGCTAGCGGACTTGACACCGCCGGGGTCTTTCATGGTCGGATAACACATATAGGCCGCGCCGTAAACCTTAGCACCCTCAGCTTTGCAGTCTTCCAGCACTGCTGAAAACCGCTCAGCATCAAAGTCTTCGGGGGCACACGGGATGACGCAGCAATCAATCAGCGCCTGCAGAGTCGGGGGCCAGTTGATGAGCCGCCCGATGAGCAGCGTGAACCAGAGGTCTTCGCGGTCGCGGTTAGGCTCAATCAAGTGCTCAATGAACCACCGGCTCATGCGGTCATCGCGGCGACGGATGTTGGTGAAGCGATACTTGGCGAGAATGGGATCCTGAGTGAGCACCGTGTGGCCGTTCTCCTTTGCCAAGCGCATAGCCTCACGCTCCCAAACAAAGTACAGGTAGCCTTCCCAGGTGGCCACCGTAGCCGCTGCGGGGCGGGGGTAAGGGTTATAGTCAATCATGCTTCAAACTCCTTCAGGATAGTTATCAGTTGGGGGTGAATATTGGTATGATCAATCAGGCGCACATCGTAACCCCCAGCGGCCTTCAGGTTCTTGTAACACGCAACTACCGACTCAAACTTGCTGATGAGGTTCTTGGGGTCGAAGGTCTTCTCATTGCCGGCGGTGGCGCGGCGAATCTTAACACGGGTGATGCACTCATCCATCGGCGTGTCAAGGAACGTGTACACCGCACAGCCGGTAGGCTGAACAGCTTTAGTCACCGCGCCGTTCAACCCTGAGCCGCTCAGCAGCGCGCCTTCCATGAGCACGTGCCCGTACTGGTGAGCCTTGAGCGCCCGCTCCCAGATGTCATCCTGGGTAGGTATGCCGTCACACCCACCGCACGTGTTTTTGTAGCTACCGAGCAAAAAGATAGGCGTAGCTATGCCTGCAGAAGAGGCATCAATTTGATACCCTTGAATTTTAGCCTCCTTCTTCAGCTCCTCGTGAGGGTACTTGAGGAACTCACGGGCGGCGGTAGTCTTGCCGGAACCGAAGGTGCCGGAGACGCGTAGTATGCAGTGCTTCATAGGAAGTATTCCCCACGGTAAGGTGTACCGGTCTCGGCAAACATGGCGGCCTTCTTGGCGCGCGCCAGCGGGTTCGGGTCGCACTCTTCACGCAGCCATTCAGGTAGGCGGTCTTCGCGGATCTGTTTGAACGGGCTCGTGTCGCTAGTGAACCCGCGCTCGTCATACCACTTGATGCGGTCCCAGGCCATATCGGAATACACACCGGGATAACGACGCTTGAAAAATCCATTTTTGAATTGACAATATTGACTTTCAAGTGTAAAGTAGCCAATGTCCGGCGTGTCTGGATTAGCCTTAGCGAAGCCTCTAAGGAACTCATTACTTTGCCCCGTGAGCCATTCGCACATAGGCTTGAAATTGTCATACTTACCATTGAACTCGTTGCCCGAACGCTTGTCAAACACGAGGTTGTCAGCCCCCTGCAGGAACAACGCGCCGTTGCGGTGAGAGCGTGAGCCGTCAAAGTCTTCAAACATCAAGTCAGTGCACTGAGCACCGAAGCCCATAATGCGTACGTACTCGAGGTACGAGAACGTGCTCAGGCGTCCGAACGAATGCACCGAGTTAGCCTTGGCCCAGGCCTCAGCGTAAGACTGCTCAGGGTGCCAGAGCAACGTCTGTAGGCCGCCGTGTTCGCTGACCAACTGCGCGTAGCTTTTGATACCAGCAACGGTGTTGCGCTTGTTCTTCAGCCGGTCACTGTCGAACTGCAAGGTATCCCAATTCTCATTGAACCACGTGTCAAACTTGCTGAGCGCGGCCCCGGCAGGGGGGCACTCCGGCAGCTGACCCATTATGCGGAACGAGGTGATCGGGTTCTGCGTGAAACCGTTGATCGTCGCGAACCAGAGTTTCTGCTCAGCATCCCAGCCGTAATGTTCAGCCAGCTTCGGCATGTAGAGGTATACGAGCCCCGGCATGACACCGTGCTCGAGGTTCATTTTGTAGAGCGCGCTGAAGTACTCCAGCCGGTTCTCTTTGAGGCGATAATCTTTCATGGCGCACCTTTCAAAATCAGTCTGAACACAAACAACTCTTCACGAGATAGCTTGAACAGGCACTCATCAGCGGTGGTGTAAAACCACTCGCTACGGGTGAACCGAGTGGACTTGAACTTATAGCGCTTCATACAACTGCTCCTGGCGTAGTGAAGAACGGGCGAATAACATTGACGTCAGGTTCAGAACCAACAACCCAAAAAGCAGTACCTCTACCAGGTTGAAGCCCCCCAGTCTGCTTCAAATGCCTGATGACTTTCCCTTCATAATTCTTGTGCATCTGTATCCCTGCAAATGACTCTTTAACGTTGTCAGTATATTTAACACCCTCAGCATGCAGGCTTTTCTCAACCCATCGAAAAGGCAGCGTGTCTGGATTTATACCCATAACCCGCAGGCGCTCCCGAACCCACTGTCGTTTGTCGGGACCGATACCTACCGCGTAAAGGGTATTGAGGTTCTTAGAGTCTTTATTCAGACCAAGGATAACGCTGGTTAGCGAGTTACAAGAGCCGCTCGGCACAATGAGGGTTTTGACATCATCCGGCATATTTTCAACTTGCTTCGCGCCGACCATGTGAAAGTCATAAATCTCTTTAGCATCATGGGTCTTGTGGTCACGCGTGATACCGTACGGCACCACGAAAGAGTTTTCTTGGGTCAGCCGTTTGACTTCAGATTGCAAAGCGGGGTTGTAGGCCACATTGATAATTTCAAAGTGGGCGCCAAACCCTTTAGCCACTAGCACGTTAGGATGCTTCATCATAGACTCGGGATTAGTAGCACCTATCACGTGACGACTGGGTAACCCGTAATACGATGACAAAATAGCGGTCATAGAGTGCTGAGGGCTAAGCACTGAAGCCCCCGTAACCACATGGGTGGCGTTCTTGCGATAACGTTTGAACAGGTGCTGGAGCTGACGCAACTTTGCACCGTTCGGCCCACCATAACCTAGAGGGGCGTATTTAGATTCAAGTTTGAACCAAACACCTTCATGTTGTTCCCACGGGGTATACGCATCCATCATTGTTTCCCAGTCAAACGACATAGAAGCCTCTGGAAAAATAGTATCAGCTTTGAACATTGAGTTTCTCCTTACCAATATGACCGCTTGCCTTTTGATGCATCCCCATGGTGCCTGCAGAACCTTTCAAATCACAGCAAGCGCACTTCCAATTCTTAGCTGAGGCTATTTTAGACACGGCAGAGCGTTCTTCAAATGAACGGGCTAGCAACCTGCCACCATTAACTCGAGTTACATTATCCCAGTTGATAGCTGCACGAGCTTTAATCAAAACCCCATTTTTAGCGTTGAGATCACCTTGTGTTTTACCACCTTTCGGCCCGGCTAGTTTTCCACCATTACGACCCGCAGCGCGTCGTTGTTCTAGAGTTTGTGCAAATATTGCTTTGCCGAGTCGTTGGTTATCAGCCGCCACCCGTTTGCCGGTCTTAGAATGATTGAAAACCCCATCGCCGTTGTGTAGGTTGTAGGACACCGGATCGTTCTTAGCATCTCTAAATTTGAGGATAGAAGTTTCAACTTTTACAATGTAATCACCGTCGCTGATCACTATGATCTTCTTGTCAAACCGGCCAGGATTTGATCTGAACAAAGGGCCAACCACCTTACTACTTGTAAAGTATTTAACGCCTAAATCTGAAGGGTGGCACTTCTGTGCGGTACGTGAACCGACATACCACATACCCGTTTCGGTATCCGTAAGCTCATACACATAAGCTGTTTCAACCATTTCGCTTCTCCAAATAGAAAAGCCCTTGGTGGCGCTCTCATCTCCGAAGAGAAGTTGGTCGAACGGTGCAACACCGCCAGAGCGCCCCCAAGGGCTTGCTGCAAATCCCGACCAAGGGATAACCTCATTATAACTCATTTCATAGGCTCCAACCTAGTTGTCATCACGGTGTTCCTCAAGAATTAGGGTTTCAATCTCTTGCCGATCGGCATCAGTCATTTTGCGCTCGAGCCAGGGTGCCGGGCGACCCCGGCGGTCACAGACTTCGAACTCCACCTCAGAGTAGCCCCGGTGATCCCAGTCGCTGTCAGCGCCGGGGTCAGGTGCGACCACCCGCACGCTGACCACCTCTATGAGGCAGGGGATGCCGGCCACGCGGGCCTCAATCATCCGAACACCTGCTTGAGTTGTTCGTACAGGGCACGGGCCTCACCCAGCGGCATCAGGTTGACGTCAAGGGTAGAAGGAGGCTTCACTTCGGGAACACTCTGCACTGGGGTGTTTGAATCTTTTTGCGAACAGCTAGGGGGGAAACTGAACCCAACGGGCGCCGGGATGATAGACACTGGGGGCACAGGTAACAGCTCATAATGAGGCAGAGCTACCGAGTAATGATTGATTTTGCGCATGCCCGAGCCGCGACCAACCTTAGAGCGCATGAGCACTGACTCGCAATGCAACATGCCGCGCAGGGTCATCTTTGAACATGCATCAGCCACCTGAACAGTGGGTTCTTTGAGCACCTGGCCCACGGTCAGAGCGCTAACCTTAGAATGGTCAGCGATGTACTGCCATACCCGCTCGGCGAGGGGTTTGGTCTTGATACCGGCTTGTTTTAAAGCCACGAGCATTTGGTTCATAATGGTTCTTTCAGTTACAAAGTTAAAAAGGAGGGCCAAAGCCCTCCGGCGGAGATCACTTGACCGCCAGGGTGAAGATGTGACCGTTGATGGTCACGCTCATCAGGCGGTTGCCGGCCTTAGCGGCACCGTACAGCACAGCCGACAGGCGGTCGCACTGGCTGGAGGAAACCAGACCCGACTTCCACACCTGGCAAGCGTTCTTGTACACGATGCCAGAGTTGACAGAGAGGATCTGACGATCCAGTTTCAGGCTGGCCGACATTGCAGGGCGCTGAATGATAGGGGCTCCGTTGGGGCGCACATAATGGTTGTCCTTAGTGCCCCACTCGTGGCCGCAGCTGTGGCACATGAAGTAACCTTCATCAACCAGGTGCTGCTTGCCGGCGCGCTCAACAATACGACCCGAGGTGATGTCAGCGGTGGCGCCGCAGCTGGGGCATGCGCCTTCTAATGTCGGCATGTCGAACTGGTGACCGGATGAATGTGCGTCAATGTTCATAGCCGTGGGGGAATGATCAAACTCTTCCAGCTCAGCGGCGATTTGTTCGTCTTCTTCGGTTAAGCCTTCAATAGCGTGTGCGGCAACCCACGCTTGATAGTCAGGGTTGGCGGCGACCATGACTTTGTCTTCTTCGAACATCTCATCAGCCAGGGCCTGGCAGCGGCGCTCGGCGGTCTTGCGGTCAGCGAACTTCTTGACGGGTGCACCGCCAGTGTTGGCGTTGAAGAAGGTCAGGAGTTCGGCGGTGGTAGCGGTGGTAACGTTGATCATGAGGGGCTCCAGTTATTGAGTTAAAGGGCTGCATTGTTTTGCAGGTGAATGAATTATGGCTCGAAAAAACGTGGAGCAGGATTGTATTTTCAACGCACTTTTGGAATCATGATTGGCAAATACAATCATGCAACGCCCGGTTTGAGCGAAAATGAAGGGGCAACTCTTTTAACTGGAATAACTCATGCAACTCAGACCCCACCAAGTCGCCGCCAACGCCGCTATACGCGCCGCCCTGAAGAGCGGGAGCAACCCTGCCGCTCAGCTAGCCACGGGCACCGGCAAGTCACTCATCATAGCGGACCTGGCCAGCGACGCTGACTTCACAATCTGGGTGCTCACGCACTCGCAGGAGCTGGTCAAGCAGAACGCCGACACCTATCAGCGTTACACCGGCCACGAGCCCGGCATAGTGTGCTCAGGGCTGGGCCGGGCGGACTACCGTTCACCGGTCATCTTCGGCACCATTCAATCGGTGATAAACCCTGCGCTGCGCGGCGACATGACCACCCCCAACCTCATAGTGGTTGACGAAGCCCATAGGGTGAGCCACAAGACCGGCGAGCAAGGCATGTACGGCAAGCTGTTTGAACACTTCCCCCGGGCGCAACGCGTAGCTATGACCGCGACGGCATGGCGTACCGATAACGGGCTCATCTATGGGGCGGGCAAGCAGTTCTGGTTCGACTCGTGCTGCTTCAAATATACGGTGCCGCAGGGTGTGGCGGACGGCTGGCTCAGTCCGCTGGTGGGCGTTGAGACTGAGGTGCAGCTCGACCTTGAAGGTGTGTCGGTGGGCGATGACTTCAATCAGACTGAGGCGGGTGACCGTGAGAGCACTGAATGGTTACGGGCCTGCGCGCACACAATTCTCCAGGTAGCTTCAAAGCGCAAACACATTGCGGTGTACTGCCCCAGCGTAGCCGCAGCCATGCGCGCCGGCAACATGATACACGAAGTGACGGGGTGGAAAGCGGATGCGCTCTTCGGCTCAATGGGCAAGTACGACCGCGACGCCACCCTGCGCAAATTCAAGACCGGCGAGACCCGGGTGCTGGTGAGTGTTGATACGCTGACCACGGGGTTTGACTTCCCCGAGCTGGATTGCCTGGTCTGCCTGCGCCCCACCGTGGCTTCCAACCTCTGGGTGCAGATGATGGGGCGGCTCACGCGCCGGGCCGAGGGCAAGAAGAACGGGCTGGTGTTGGATTTTGTGGGCAACCTGCAGCGCCTGGGCGGCGTGGACATGCTTGAGACCTACGTGCGACAGGGCAAGCCCTTTGACCCCGTTGAGGCGGTGCCCGCCCCACCCCGCGCGCCCCGTAAGGTGCTGCCCGGGGTGCGCACGCTGGCGGTGCTGGACCCGACCTCCGGCGAGCAAGCCCGCGACGGCGCTGAGCTGCGGGTGAAGGTGAACAACGTCAACGCAGTCGCTATGAACACCCGGCGTGGCCCGGCGCTCATGGTGCAGTACGCGTGCACGACGCCTGAGAACGCCAGGATTGATGCAACATTGTTCCTGACCACAGACACCGTGAACACTGAAGCGCTTGAGTTCTTCAAGCGTAGAGCCCTCGCCGTCATGCTGCCCAAGGAGCCGCGTCAGCTCGGATGGATGCTCAAGGGCTCGGCCCATCCAGAGTACGTGACAGTGCGGAAGTCTGGCCGCTATTGGAACACCGTTGCTGAACACTTCAGCATGAACATTTAACCACCAAGGAGAAACTGAAATGGCAATAACCCCCCTGAGCTACCGTGAGTGTGAGATTGAGATCATACGTTGGGCCGAGGCCCGCAAGATAATACCCCGGGCCACCCCGCAAGCCCAACTCAACAAGGCGCTTGAGGAGCTGGCCGAGCTGTTCAAAGCGGAAAGCCAAGGCAACCTGCCGATGGTCAAGGACGGCGTGGGCGACGTCATGGTGTGCCTCATCAACTACTGCGCGCTGAAGGACATCGACCTGGTGCACTGCATGGGGCTGGCGTACAATGAGATTAAAGACCGCCGGGGCACGCTCACGGTGGACGGAACGTTCGTCAAGGAGACCGCGTGAACCCCCGCAAGAACAAACCCCGGCAGCTCTCCTACTCACTCATGGATGAGTTGATGGCGAGCGTTACGCAACCCCTGGCGGAACAAAAGCAACGCACCTACATGAGCCGCGTGCGCCGGGCTTACGCAGCCTTGGCGGGGGCGGCGCCCTCGTACGACGCGGCGGACCTCTGCATTGACGTGGTGGGCATGGTTGAGTCGCTGGTCGAGTTGGGCATAGCCGCCGACGGCTCGGGCCTCATCCAGGACGCGCAAAACGCCGTAGGGTTCACGGTCAGCCAGTACCCCGAAGGCCCCGCCCTCCCGCTCACCCCCGAAGGCGCACGCGCGGTTGACGCGGTGCTTGAGGACTACGCCGAGATGATGGCTGTGTTGCCCGCCCGCACCATGATCCACTGCCACCGCAGCGCCGAAAAGCGTCGCCGCAGCCTCCTCAACAACATGAAAGCTCCCGCATGACCACCGAAGCACCAAAGCCCCCGCGCGCCCCCCGCATCAAAGACGAGCGCCGGGTATCCGCCGCTGAGCAGCGCACCATTGACTTCTACGTTGAGCACAGCGTCCCCGAGAAGCACAAGATTGCCACCCGGCGGGCGTTGTTGGGGCAGATAACCCGCTCAACAGCGATTCGAGTGAAGTGCCTGCAGTGCTGTGGCTACCAGCGTGAAGAGATTAAGGAATGCACGGTGCTCACGTGCGCGCTGTATGCGGTGCGCCCCTACCAAGACAAAGCCGAAGACGACTTGCCCGACGGCGACGACTGAGGCTATAATTGTGCGCTTAAGACCGGCTAGGCTGATCCCCGAAGAGTGTTTGACCCACACCTGCCGCGCTCTTTTCATCACAGGTCACATCATTGATAGGTCACAATGAAATTTGGATTTTCACCTGACGAATATAGGTCGTCACCCCCAGTCACCCCCAGCACCCCGCTCACCAAGCTCATCGAGAACTCGGTCATAGGTACGGGCGTGCTGGACACCCCGCTTGATTATGCCCTACGCTACGCGGCGTTGGGCTGGTACGTGCTGCCTGTGCGCGCCGACAAGAAGCCCCTTGAGGGCTACGGGCTCAACAGCGCCACCCGGGACCCGGAAATAATCCGCACCATATGGGGCACCCACCCCACCGTCAACATCGCCGTAGCGTGTGAGGCCTCTGGGCTGGTGGTCATGGACATTGACCCCCGCAACGATGGCTGGGACACGGTGAGCGCGCTTGAGGCCGAGCACGGGCAGCTGCGCTCAGCGGTCACGGCCACGACGCAGGGCGGCGGGCAGCATCGCTTCTTCAAAGCCTCACCCCACGCCGCCTACCCCGGCACGCTGGGCGCTGGCATTGACCTGAAGCACCGGGGGTATGTGCTGGTGGAGCCCTCGCAAGGTCTTCAGGGCGTATACCGCTGGGTTGAAGACAAAGACCCCACCCAGGGCTCCACCCCCGACGAGGCCCCGCAGGCCTTTCACTCCCGGGCGCAGAGCACCGAACTCTCCACGCGCACCCGGCCTGGTTCAGTCATAGTAGCGCCGGAGGTTTATGCGGAAATACGCGCTGCGCTGATTGCCATACCCCCGGACTCGGAGTACGGCACGTGGTTCAAGGTGTTGCAGGGGCTCAGCCGGTTGAGCGACAGCACCCAGGCCTATGAGCTGGCGCGGGCGTGGTCAACGGGCAGCCGTAAGACCGGCCACACCGAGGCCGCGCTCAAGGACAAGTGGCGCACCTGCATGCGGGAGAGCTACACGGTCAACTACACCTCAGTCTTCTTTATGGCCGACTCAAACAGCCGCGACTGGCGCAACGCGGTGGCCGTAGTCACTACCCCCGACCACCCCCTGTCCTTCACGCATGCGCTGACCTCGGGCGCGGGCACTGTCACTGCGTTTGAGTACGTGTATGATCGCTTCATGTCAACGGGGGTCAACGTGGTGGCGGGGGCTCCCGGGGTGGGCAAGACCACGTTGGTGATACCCTTGGCGCTGGCGGCGGCACACCTCTGCCCCCATGACCACCCCCTGAAGCCCCGGGTGCGCCGCAACGTCATAATCATCACGGAGTCCGTGGTGCAGGTGCAGCGAGTCATCTACTCGTTGGCACAGTGGGGTTATACCGGGCTGAGCGCCGCTGACTTTGACAGACACGTCAAGGTGATACCGGCGCTGCGGCTGGACCCGAAGGTGGTGGCTGGGGTGGCTGAGCACTACTCGGGGTGGACAGTGGATAACCCCAAAGCCGACGGCACGGCGCACGCCGCGCTGCCCTTGGTGGTGCTGGACACAGCCAACGCTGTGCTTGAGCTTGAGAACGAAAACGACAACGCTGAAGTGGGTCGCGCAATGGCCCTCATCAAGCAATCCTTCTCAGCGTTTCCGCTCATCATCGTGGCCCACACCAGCAAGGTCATGGGCACGGGCGAGACGGACGGGCTGTCGCCCCGGGGGGCCTCGGCCTGGACCGGCGACGCGCAGGGCGTCTACACGGTGTTTAAGGACGGCGAGCACCCCGACTCGCCCCGAGTGCTCAAGGCGACTAAGGTGCGCTTCCCGACGGCCTACCCCGAGCTGATATTCGAACTGGTCAGCCACAAAGAGGCCCATCCCAACATCCTGGGAGAAATGGAGGAGGAGTGGTTTGCGCACTCAATCGCCCGCCCGCTCAAGGCTGGCGAACGCATCCAACTCAAAGAAGACAACAAAGAACTCAAACAGCTGGACGACTGGATAACGCTCTGCGATGAGATGCTAGACCTGGTGCGTACCCAGCCCGAACGCTCACGCACCTATTACGAACAACTCCCCAAGACCAAGGGCGGACCCCGGGGTGCGCAGGAGCGCAAAGAGCGTGCTATGGCCTCCCTCATTAACGATGGCTGCATCAAAATAGTCATGCTTGACAAGCCCAAAGGGCGCTCCGATCACTACCTCCGGGTGGACGAGGAAATTGTGGCGGCGGTCAACAAAGGGAGGTACGGGGTGTGAACAAAAGTGATCAAGTGGAAGTGATCAAGTGATCAAGTTTTTAGTGCACTTGATAACTTGATCGCCACTCTCGGAACACGAGATGAGGCGTCGTCGGGGGTGCTTTCAGCCCCCGACAGAGCTCATCAGAGTGGTCAACAAAGTGATCAATCAAGTGGTGTGTTTGTCTATAAGGCACTTGATCAAAAAACTTGATCACTTTTTGGGTGTCGGGGCTGGTGATAATAACAATAGCTGGGAAAGTGGTTATTATTGGGCAAAAGTGATCAAGTGGTGTGTTTTGTGTAATTGGTAAATTTAAGGAGAAAAGAGATGTCAATTTTGAATTTGGGTTGTGGTGTGAACCGTGTGGCTATCACTCCGAAGCGCGATTCGGTGGACCTGTTTGTACCACGTAACGCCGCCCCGGACATGGGCCGAGCAATTGCGTACGCAGAAGGTGTGTTGCCCACCGTGAAGCATATCATGGTGTTTGAAGAACCGATTGACGAACTGGTGCTGGGGTACTGGCGCGGGTCTGACGGAGATTGGCATGTTGAAGTGCCGGGTGCACACTTGCCCCATGCGGGCGTCACGGTATAATCGTAACATGGCTACAAAACAAAAGAAGGCGACTGAACTAGTCGTCGATGTGAAACCGAAGATAGACCCGTTCTACAAGACCCCGGGCGCGATTGACGACCTGTGCGGGTACATCGCGGTCGGGGGGCACCTTGCTGGCTTCTGCCGGGAGCGGGGGTTGCTGTATACGTCCGTGTCGGATTGGATTTATAACAACCCTGAGCGCTCAGTGATGTACATGCGCGCGCGGGAGGAGCGGGCCGAGGTGCTGGCCGATGAGATCGTGGCCATCGCCGATGAGACCAACGTTGAGGCCCGGTACCAGGGCGAGGACGTCACGCTGGCGCTGGACGCCACTGCGGTGGCACGCAACCGGCTGCGGGTGGACACCCGTAAGTGGGCCGCGTCAAAGCTCAAGCCGCGCGTGTACGGCGACAAGGTCACCACCGAGCTGACCGGGGCCAATGGCGGTGCTATTCAGGTTGCGGCGGTGTCGCTCAAGAACCTGTCAGACGCTGAACTGGAACAGATGAAGCTGCTGATGAGCAAAGCGGCGGGCACCGCGCCATGAGCCGGGCGGCGTGGTTCCTGTTTGAGGTGAAGCTGGTGCTGGTCGCGTTGTTGGTGTGGGCGGTGCTGGGGTTGCCCGTGTGGGCCTGGGACTGGCTCGCCGGCAAGACCGAAGAGCGTATACTGTGATGCAGTCCCCGGCGGTCATGCTGGACCTGATTAAGCAGGAACAACTGCGTCGCCGGGCTGAGTCCAGCCTGTACGAGTTTGTAAAGCAAAGCTGGCACGTGGTGGAGCCGGGCATACCCTTCATCCCGTCGTGGCACATTGAGGCTATCTGTGAGAACCTTGAAGCAATCACCTCCGGGGACATAAGGCGGCTGCTCATCAACATTCCACCCCGACACAGTAAGTCCACAATCGTGTCGGTCATGTTCCCTGCGTGGGAGTGGCTCGTGGCTCCGGACCAGAAGTACCTCTGTGCCTCGTACTCCTCAACGCTGTCAATCCGTGACAACCTGAAGACCCGGCGGCTCATCCAGTCGCCGTGGTATCAAGAGCGCTGGGGGCACATGTTCGCCTTTGCGGGGGACCAGAACGCCAAGCAGCGGTTCGAGAACGACAAGACCGGCTACCGCATAGCCACCAGCGTGGGCGGTACGGCCACTGGTGAGGGCGGCTCGCGGCTCATGCTGGACGACCCCCACGGCGCGCAGGCCGCGCAGTCTGAGGCCATACGGGAGTCCGACCTTGAGTGGTTCGATATGGTCTGGGCCACGCGGCTGAACAACCCCAAGACCGACGCAATGATCACGGTGATGCAGCGCCTGCACGAGAAGGACATCAGCGGCCACATCCTTGAGGACATCGGCGGGTACGAGCATATCTGTATTCCGGCTGAGTGGGACGGGGTCAAGCGCAAGACCGCGCTGGGCAACTACGACCCCCGCACCGTGAAGGGTGAACTCATCTGCCCGGACCGCTTTGGCCCGGCGGAAATCACAGCGCTGAAGCAGAGCCTGGGCGAATACGGCTCAGCCGGGCAGCTGCAGCAATCCCCCGCGCCCACCGAGGGCGGCATGCTGAAGGTGAAGCACTTCCAGATGTGGCCTGCGGCGGACCAGATGCCCCAGCTTGAGTTCATCATCCAGTCGCTTGACACCGCATTCAGCGAGAAGACCAGCAACGACCCCTCGGCGTGTACGGTGTGGGGTATCTTCACGCACAAGGGGCAGCGCCAGGGCATGCTGCTGGACGCCTGGGACGAGCACCTGGGCTACCCCGACCTACGACAGAAGGTCCTGGAGGACTGGGGCGCGGAGTACGGGGGCACCGTAGTCAAGGGGCACAAGGGTATGCCCACCAAGCCCCGCCGGGCGGACCGCGTGCTGGTTGAGGCCAAGGCCTCCGGCCAGTCACTCATTCAGGACCTGCGCCGTGGTGGCGTGCCCGTGGTGGCCTTCAACCCGGGCACGGCGGACAAGGTAGCCCGGGCTCACCAAGCCGCGCCGGTGCTGGAGCTGGACCTGCTGTGGATACCTGAATCAAAGAAGAACCCGGGGCAGTTCGTCAGCTGGGCGCAGCCCTTGCTCAAGCAGGTGGCTAAGTTCCCGGTGGCGGAGCATGATGACCTTGTCGACTGCTTCACGCAAGCCGTAATATTCTTGAAGAACGAAGGGTTGCTCGCCTTACCTAAGGTGCTGCGTGAAGACCTGCCCCGTAAGCGGCCCGATGCCGTGAAGGTCAACCCCTACGCGGCGTGAGGCGCTTGCCCGTTCAGGGCTGCCGGGCTATAATGCGGTGAATTCCTATACCCTTGAAAGCAGAGCCCCTATGTCCGGATTGAGCGCAGGCCTGTCGGCCCTCCGTGAGTTCATCCTTGCCCAGCGGGCAGCGGCGGCTATGGCTCCTGAGCAGAAGATGCTCCAGGGTGTGTACCGAGGCTACGCAGGGGACAACTCCGCAGCCAACCTGACCGGTGATGTGTTTGCGGCTAATCAGAAGCAAATGGCCGACTACTACGCCGCCCGCCGTGCCGCTCAGACGGGTGAGGCGCCACACGCTGAGATGCTGCTGATTGATCCCAACGTGGGTCGCCAGTATCGTATTCACCCGCCGGGCGCACGGGAGATGAGCCGGGTGCGTAAGCTACCGGTTGAGTCGGTGCAGGATGGTTCCAACTTATACGCCAAAGGAGGCCCCGTGGCCACAAAGAACACCGACCGCAGCGTCCTGGGCGCTAAGCAGCTTGAGCGCCCCAGCAGCCTGAACGAGCTGACCCGCCAGTACCCGGAGCTGTCGGGCTTCCTGGAGTCGTTCATGGGGGTTGCGCCTGACGACATGGGCAGCGTGCTGGACCCCCTGACCGCACGCCGCCGGGCTGGCGCGGAATACGGCTTTCCGGTGGGTATCGCCACTCAAGTAGCCCCTGTCCTAGGGCCGCTGTCAAAGCTCGCCGCAAGTGGCGCTCGCGCTGGCGCCCGCAACCTCGCGGTGCCTTCGCAACTGGGTCGGCAGGCTGGCGTCATCAAAGCGCCGGGCGGCAACTGGCTGTCGGGCAGCGTTGAGGATGCGTTGAAGGGGTTGAAGCGCGGGGCTTCTGGCGACGCCGTTGCTGAAGCTGCAGGCGTTCCGCTGAGTGAATTTAATTTGTTACCGGAAGAGTTGCGCCGAGCTGCGAACACGAAGGCCATTGGTCCGGGAAATGAAGCCCTCAACAACTGGATCGATAAGCAGCTCACCCGCTACGTCAAGAGCGACATGGCGACCGAGCGTGACCCCATACGCGCGCTGGCTGAGCGAGGTATTACTCATCAGGAGATGGGTCCGTCGCCGGGCTCTGAAACTTTGCTGCGCACACTGCGTGAAAAAGAAGGCTTTACGCCTGAGGGCTTGGGCCAGTCGCTTGAAGCCAAGCGCTGGGAAGCTAGGTCAGACCGTGCGGCTAAGATGGGTAAGGCGTCTGATTATCTTGAAGATTACGCGCTTGAGGGTAGTGAGGTGTCCCCCTGGCTTAAGGGTAACGAATGGCTTGAGAAAGTGCCCCCGCAGACTTCCGTGGCGCGTTGGAATAATGGGCTGCTCCCGGAAGACTTGGGCTTCACGCACCTGCTGGATGAGTTGCGCAACGCGACTAACCCGGCCTCGGGCTTGCCCCGCGAGCTGCTGCTCAAGTACGAGAGCCTGCCGCAGGTGAGCGTGCCTCAGGCGGTGCAGCGCGTGGCTGACATCAATGCATGGCGTGCGGCGCAGAAGGC